ATATTCTTGTACTTAAAAATAACAAAGGTACTGAAGACAACCGTGTACGTAAATTAGATTATTCAATTCAGTTAAACAAAACTATGTATGAAAGATTGTTGGCCGGCGCCAATATAACTCTTTTCTCGCCACATGATGTGCCAGGTTTATACGAAGCATATTTTGGTGACCAAGATGCGTTTAATGAACTATACGAAAAGTATGAACGTGCTACAAGTATTAAGAAGAAGACTATACCAGCAATGGAATTATTTTCTGCTCTAATTAAAGAACGTGCAGAAACAGGACGTATATATGTAATGAACGTGGATCATTGTAATACACACAGTTCATTTAAAGACACAGTTTACATGAGCAATCTTTGCCAAGAGATCACATTGCCTACAAAACCATTACAGCACATTGATGACCCAGAAGGTGAGATTGCTCTATGTATTTTAAGTGCTATTAATGTAGGTATTATTAGAAGTTTAGATGATTTAGATGAACTATGTGATTTGGCTGTAAGAGCATTAGAGGAAATTATTGATTATCAAAAGTATCCTATTTTAGCTGCAGAGAAGTCAACTAAAGCAAGACGTTCATTAGGAGTAGGCTACATTGGGTTAGCACATTATCTTGCGAAGAATAAAACAAAATACGAAGACCCAGAAAGTTGGAAGGCTGTACACGAATTGACAGAAGCATTTCAATACTATTTGCTTAAAGCCAGTAACAATTTAGCACAGGAACGAGGTGCATGTGAATACTTCGATCGTACTAAATACTCAGAAGGCATACTTCCAATTGATACTTATAAAAAGGAAGTTGATGATATTGTAAAGGTTAAACTTAACTATGATTGGGATAGTTTACGCAATGACATTAAGGAACACGGGCTACGACACTCAACGTTGTCCGCACAGATGCCATCGGAGAGCAGTTCTGTTGTGTCAAACGCAACAAACGGAATTGAGCCACCTAGAGGATACTTGTCCGTTAAGAAAAGCAAGAAAGGGCCTCTTAAGCAAATTGTTCCACAGTATCAGACGTTAAAGAATAATTACAGTTTACTATGGGATATGCCTAGTAACGAAGGCTATATCAATATTGTTGCTGTAATGCAAAAGTTCTTTGATCAAGCGATTAGTGGTAACTGGAGTTACAATCCAACACACTTTGAGAACAACGAAGTTCCAATGAGTGTTATGTTAAAAGATTTGTTAACAACTTATAAACTAGGTTGGAAGACATCATACTATCAAAACACGTATGATTACAAAACAGATCCAAGTGAACTAGAACTAGAAGAAAAAGAAGTAGAGTTACAGCCATCAGAAAATGACTACGAAGATGGCGAAGAATGTGAGGCATGTGCAATTTAGTTGTTGACATTCAGTCAAAACTATAGTATTGTATATTAGAGATATAAGGAATCAAACAGATGGCAAAGACAGTTTTTAATCAAGACAAGGTGGACTTCACCAAACAGAACATGTTCTTCGGAGCAGATCAAAATACACAGCGTTACGATACATTTCGTTTCCCTGTGTTTGACAAACTTAATCAAACAATGCTTGGTTACTTTTGGCGCCCAGAAGAAGTTAGCCTACAAAAAGACAGAGCTGACTTTGCAAACTTCCGCCCTGAGCAGAAGCATATCTTTACAAGTAACCTAAAGTATCAAACTCTACTTGATAGTGTACAAGGACGTGGTCCATGTTTAGCATTTTTGCCGCATGTATCATTGCCTGAACTAGAAGGTTGTATTGTTACTTGGGATTTCTTTGAAACAATTCACTCACGTTCTTATACACACATTATGAAAAATGTGTACGCCGATCCAGCAGAAGTATTTGACACTATCTTAGATGATAAAGAAATTATCAAACGTGCAACAGCCGTTACTAAGAACTATGATGCATTTACTGAAGCCGCTGATGCGTTTATACATCGTAAAGAAGGCAATATGCGTGATGTGAAAAAGAAACTGTACCTTGCAATGATGAATGTAAACATTCTTGAAGGGTTACGTTTCTATGTGTCATTTGCTTGCACCTTTGGTTTTGGTGAATTAAAACTAATGGAAGGTAGTGCTAAGATTATTAGTCTTATCGCTAGGGATGAAGCACAGCATTTAGCACTTAGTACTCACGTTCTTAAACTTTGGGCTCAAGGCAAAGACGATCCAGAAATGAAGAAGATTGCTAAAGAGTGTGAAGAAGAAGTATATGATATGTGGCGTGAATGTGTTGCAGAAGAAAAGGCATGGGCTGAGTACTTGTTTAAAGATGGTTCTATGATTGGTTTGAACGCACAGTTACTTAATCAATATGTAGAGTACATTGCTAATCGTAGGTTAAAAGCATTAGGATACAATGCTATCTTTGATGCACCTATTAATACTAACCCGCTACCTTGGACACAACATTGGCTATCTAGCTCAGGCTTGCAAGTTGCACCTCAAGAGACAGAAGTTGAAAGTTATATCATTGGTGGCATTAAGCAGGATGTTGATACAGACAGCCTCAAAGGATTTTCATTATGATAGAAATTTATGGCAAACCACAATGCCCAAGTTGCGTTAAAGCAAAACAACTTTGCGAAATGCGTCAACTTAGTTTTGAATACAAGCAACTAGGAACAGACTTTGATAGAGAAGAAATCATGGAAATGTTTCCAGGTGCAAGAACTTTCCCACAAATTAAAGTTAGTGGCAAAGCAGTTGGCGGCTACGAGCAATTTGCCGCTTATTTAGACGATACCGGATATAACGGTACCGGACACACACTTTAGAGATAAAAAATATGTTATTAGAAACACCATACAAAATTGGAGACACAGTGTCTTTTAAACTAAGTTCGGGCGAAGAATTAGTAGCTCGATTAGAAGAAGAGACGGCTACTTCATATAAGTTACACAAACCAATGGTTCTTATTGCACAACAGCAAGGACTAGGTCTAGCACCATTCATGTTTGGCGTATCCCCTGATGCAAAATTTGTATTACAAGCACACTCTGTAAGTTGTCTTGCTAAGACAGAAACAGAGATTGCAAAACAATACACATCACAAACAACTGGCATCGCACTTTAAAAACTCTCTCGTCTAAAAGTAATAAATATACAAAAGGATAGTATGTTTATGGCTATAAGACGAGGAGCACCATTTGATGAGAATAACTTCTTTAATATCCCACCAATAGACGGTGGTGAAATTAATCAAGCCTCATATGTTGCTGTTAAAATTTCCGATATAGAAGGCGGCGCTATTGCCGCACCCCCTGCATCATACTTTGATGGCGGAGCAATACCATTAAAAGGTACCGCATCATATGATCCTAATGTTACTTACGGACCCGACAGTCCAATAATTGGAGATTAATTAATGTCAAGTGAAAATGGTAGTATTCTTGTAAGACGTGGTCCTACAACTGACAGAGATGCGTTTACTCCTCTTAATGGTGAAATAATATATGACACTACTACAGGTCAACTACATGTAGGTGATGCAGTAACCGCAGGTGGTACTACAGTATTTGGTGACAAAGTTAAAGTTGATTCTGCTGGTAACTTATCAGAAATTTACATGCGAGGTGAAGAACCTAGACCGGCTCCGGTTGAAGGATTATTTCGTTATAATGCATTAACACAAAGTCTAGAATATTCCGACGGTAATACATTTTATCAAGTAGCATCAAGTCCTTTTACAGGATCGTCAAATGTGATGTATGTTTCGACAAATGGTAAAGATGATAACACATACGGATCAAAAAGAGGTCGTACTCCAGGTACAGCATTTAGAACACTAAACGCAGCTTGTAGAGAAGCTCAACGTGTTATGGACAAAGCCTCTTTAGGACTAGGTCCGTATCAAAAATGGATTACATATACTAATGCAGCAGATGCACAAGTAAGGTCAGTAATATCGTCAGTAACTGATAGCGGACCATATAAAAATATCCAGATGTCTAAAGAGACATACGAGTTAGATGCTACAACTGAACTAAGAAGCGGCATGCGTATTGTTGGACAGAATAGCGGTGCTGTTGGACTTATAGAAGAATATACTAAGAACGTTGGCGGTACATCTGATACACTTATTATTGATGTAGAGAACGGTGAATTTTTACAAGGCGAACAAATTAAATTTGGTAATGCTATTCCTAGTTTACCATATCAAACATTTGAAGCAGGAAACAATGAATCACCAGAAATAACCATTAGGCTTGAAACAGGTATTTACTACGAACACTTTCCGATTAAAGTTCCAAACAATGTTTCCATCAAAGGTGATGAATTTAGAAGAAGCATTATTCGACCAAAACCAGGTGCAAGTGCAAGTCCGTATTCAGAAATAAAATTTAAACGTAACGCTGATAAACTAGAACTTGATCCTGCTGTTGTTGGAGAGCGTCCGTTTGGTGCTCACTACTTAACAGATCGTGCTAACCTAATATATACCTTTGTTAACAATCCAGGTGCTTATGTTGATGATTACAATGTATTGTTTTCTAGTAAAGCAACACTTCAAGATGCTGTAATTACTTTTATAACAAGTACATATCCTAGTTTAACATATGATGTAGATAAGTGTAGACGTGACGTTGGCTACATTGTTGATGCTCTTTCAATAGACTTAAGAGATGGCGGCAAATTAGAAACACTAAACAATGCACTAATGTATCAAGGACAACTGCCAGCAAATCAGGTAACTGAAACTGCCGCGGCGCTTGATTATCTAGCAACACAGATAGCGCCTTTACTAACTACAGACGCACAAGTAATATCAAATAGTTTTATTGGCGGTATTGCAAATATTATACGCGGTACAGGCTTTAATGCTCCTAAAGATAATGATACACTTGATGTATTCTTAATGAATGATGCTACAATTATTAGAAACTTGTCAGTACAAGGACATGGCGGATTTATGGAAGTGCTTGACCCAGAAGGGCAAATACTTACTAAATCACCTTACACACAAACTTGTTCAAGTTTTAGTAAATCATTAGCACCCAAAGTAAGTTTTGCAGGTGGTATGTTTGTTGATGGATTCTGTGGTAACCAAGATGCAAGAATTGTTCAAGCAAATAGTACAACTGAAATTGTTATAGACAATATATACAGAGAGCCACAAACTCCAACTAGTTTCTTTATTGATGGTGTTAGGTGGCAAATTAACAAAGTAGATAAAGTTGGTGTATCAGCAGACCAGTGGAGATGTGTACTGTCAGAAGATACTCCATGGACTGATGCACATTACGAAGTAATTAATCCAGGGCAAACTTTACCAACACTGCCTTATGATATAGAAATATTAACAGCAGGTAATATATCCATGCTGTCAAATGACTTTACACAAATTAACGATTTGGGTTATGGACTGTATACTACAAACGGTTCACGTGCAGAAGCAGTTAGTGTATTCTGTTACTATTGCCATGTAAGTTATCTTGCAGAAAACGGCTCAGATATTAGATCACTCAACGGTTCAACTGCATACGGTGACTATGCATTATTAGCAAGAGGTAGTGATCCTTTAGAAGTCAGTGATGATGTAGTACTAGCTGATGATATGATCCAAACTGGTACAGCAATGACTGATGCTACCTATACAAACATACAAGGTGGCACAGTTATCTATGTTGACAATCTTTCATACGCACCGTATAACATCAGTGAAGTTGATGTTGATCACAATGGAGCAAATAACGTATTAGGCGACCCAACTTATCTTACTAGATATGAAGTTATTAGTGTTAGTGCCGTTGAAGCAACTTCGCCTCAATTATATCAACTTAACATTGCAGCAGGAGAAGCAAGTAACCCTGGTGTTCAAATTACTATACCAGACGGAACTCCTGTAGTCCTACGTAATAACCAAGTAATTAAATATGACGACATATTAGATATCAACCCTACTAGACCTAGTACAGCATTACAATATGACGATGACCCAACTAAAGTATATCGTGTGTTAGCATATGATGTTGCTGACTTGCCTGATAACGTAGCAAGGATTACATTGCGTGAATCATATGACTATGTTAAATTAGTAGTTGACGACACAGCAGGTAGTACAGCAGGATCAGGACAAGTAGGTGATACTACTATTAGACTTGATACTAACTTAGATCCTAATGAGCAATCAAGAATTGAAAACGGAATTAGTGTTGGACCAAAATACATCTTTGGATTTAATGACACTATCCACCAAGTAACAGCATACAGAGATAAAACCGCAACAGGACAAACATATGCAGAGGTAGATATTACTCCTGCTCTTACTAAGTCACTCGGCGGGTATCCAGATAAGCCTACACTACGAGCAGGTTTACCAGCAGGTGGTCAAGCAGACATTACAGTAGGTATCAGTACACTTAGAGTTACTGGACATGACTTACTTGACATTGGTACAGGAAGTTACCAGACATCAAGTTATCCAAGAGAAATTTACGGTAAACCTGAGATTGCTAAAAACCAAGCAAGAGAAGTAGTTGAAGAAGGTAAAGGGCGTGTGTTCTTTGTAACAACTGACCAAGATGGTAACTTTAGAGTAGGAGATTATTTTAAAGTTGACCAAGGAACAGGTACAGTTACTTTTGCCGCAAGTATTGCTCTTTCAAACTTAGACGGCATTGGATTTAAACGTGGTGTTGCTGTAAGTGAATTTAGTACAGACGACGGCATGACTGATAATGCAACAGACACAGTACCAGTAGAAAGTGCTGTAAGAAACTATGTAAATCGTAGACTAGGGATTAACCATGCTGGTGCAACAGTTCCAGGTATTATAGGACCAGGCTTCTTAGATCTAAATGGCACAAAGGCTATGGCCGGCAATTTAGATATGGATAGCAATAACATTGACAATATCAGTGTGTTAACTGTGGCAACACTTGATGCAACATCAAGACTAAGTGTTCCGTCAGCAGGAACTGTAGCAAGTGGAAACGTTGGTGATATAAAATACAATACTGATACACAAAGATTTGAAGGTTACTTATCATCCAATCAATGGGGTTCGTTAGGCGGAGTAAGTGATGTCGATGGTGACACTTATGTACAAGGCGAAACAACACCAGGTAATGACAATGATGACTTAGATTTCTATACAGCAGGAACACAAAGATTACAACTTGATGAGACTGGTGATTTTAAATTTGGTGATGGACTAAACAAAGTTACTATGGACTTTACAACAGGTGATATTGTAACGCCTGGGGACATAGACGTTGCTACACTTGATGTAGGAACATCAGCAGAAATTGCAACACTAAAAGTTGAGGACTTAACCGCAGGTCGAGTATTACTAGCAGGCACTGACGGAGAGATAGAAGATAGTGCAAACTTAACATTCAACGGAACTAAACTAACAGTTGACGGCAATGCTGAGATTACTGGTAATGTGGTTATTGGTGGAAACATTACAATTGGTGATGCAGATACAGATTCAATTATAGTATCAGCAGACTTTGAAGGCAATCTTATACCTGATACAGACGATTTATATGACCTAGGTACAAATACAAAACGTTGGAGTGAGCTGTTCCTAAATGATAAGTTAACTTTAAACGATTATGTATTACCTTTACAAGACGGAACTAAAGGACAACTAGTAAGTACAGATGGACTAGGACAACTAGGATTTAGTGATAGTGATATATTTGGTGGTAAAAGAGTTTATGTAAGTGCTGAAAAAGGTAATGATGTAAATGACGGTGTAACAGCACCTGTAGCAACTATCAAACGTGCTATGCAAATTGCATCAGGCATGGTATACAATGTATCTAAAGATGTTGTAGACAGAGCTACAGTAATGGTTGCAACAGGCGAGTACATACTTGATAACCCTGTAATTATTCCAGACAATGTTTCAATTGTAGGCGACAGTATTAGAACTGTAATTTTAAGACCAGCAAATGAAAACGAAGACATGTTTAGAGTGCGTAATGCTTCTTACATGTTTAACATGACATTTAGAGATGCACTATCAGGAACTGTACCTATAGCGGCATTTAGATTTGCTGTAGCATTTGATAATCCAAATGACTCTGCTACAAGTAGAGCAGGATATACAAACTTGCCTAACACACGAGTGTTAATAACTACTTCACCATATTTACAAAACTGTTCAGTAATCAGCTTCTTAGGTGCTAATGGTGTTGAAATAGACGGTGACCTTGTTGTTACTCCTAACACACCAGGTAATGCTATTGAAGCAGAGAATCCTGTAACACCAGAAGATGGACAGCCTGAACAAGGTAAGAGTATGGTTGCTAATGCATTTACTATTCTATCCTTTGGAGGTGTAGCATGGCGTGTAATGAACGATGCGTATGCACAGTTGGTTAGTTGTTTTGTTATTTTTGCAGAACAAGGATGTTTAACACAAAACGGTGGTTATCTATCTATTACAAACTCAGCAACAAACTTTGGTTACTTTGCACTAAGGTCAACAGGTTATTCACCAAGAGTATTTAATACTGACAAAGGTATTATTGGTAATGTTGGTGTTGTAGACAATGTACAGAATGTTAACATTGTAGGACTTCAACGTGATACTGTAAACCAATATGTAATGCGAGTAATGAACTTAGCAAGCCAAGACGTTACTAATACATTTAATAATGACACAGCAAGAGGTGTAACAGTATCGTTTACAGCAGGTAATGCATCAGGTAATAGTATTGCTACAACTGGCAATCATGGATTATCTACAGGTGATCTAGTACAATATAATAAAAATGGTAATTTAGAAATAGTAGGATTACTTAACGAAGCAACTTATTATGTTTCTGTTGTTAATGCAAGTTCACTACAATTATTCCATGATGCTGATCTAACTAAACCTGTAACAGGTGTTAATGGTGGATCAAGCACAGGCACTCATCAACTGTTACATGACTTTGAAGAAATATTCATTGACGAAGTTTTATCAAGTCATAATAACTATCAGGATGTTTATTTGCCAGCAGGCTCTTATACTGTTACTAAAGGATCATTAATATCAGCAACATCAGGTAGTGATAATATTAGTGCAACTGTTGTAAACTTTGATAATAATATATTAACAGTTTCAGTTGAAAAAGTACAAGAAGGTAGTGTTTCAGTAACTAACTTCTTTAGTACAGGTGCTGTTATAGATGCAGGAGAAATTAGTGTTAGTTCTGTAACAGTCAGTAATGTAGTTAATAGAACAGATTTAATTACAATTAATGCTGCTGTTAAGACTACTAAAGATAGAGAAGTACAAAGTTTTGGTTTACTACAAGGTAACCAAGCATGGTTACACCGTCCAAGTATTACAAACTCATCAGCACACACTTGGGAATATAGTGGTAGTGGTGTTGACTATAATGCGTTGCCAGAGAATGGCGGTGTAGGTGTTGACACATTTGAACAATACAGTGACTTACCAGGTAGAGTATATACATCAGGTACTAACGAACTTGGTGACTTTAAGATTGGTGACTTTATTGTAGCATTTAACAGAACTGGTAACATCATATTTAGAAACCAAGTTAGTATTGGTGAGTTAGACAGTTTGGCACTTAGCCTAAGTGGCGGTGTAAGAGTTACAGCAATTAGTAATGATCCAGACCTCGGTGACAACGATGTTGACGGAGCATTAGATTCAAGACTTGTAACACAGTTAGCAGTTAAATCGTTTATGAACGATAGACTAGGAAACTTCATTGATAGAAATGTAAGTACTAATGCTGTACCAAGTGCTGTTGTTCAACTTAACAGTCAAGGTTTAATTAATCAAGATCTTATTCCTCCAACAGGTGCATTTGAAAGTTTCACTGTAGACGAATACGGCGGACGATTAACTGTATCACAGGATATACCTGCTCCAAATATTAGTGCAGGTGATATTGTTGTAGAAACTTACCCTGAAATTGTTTTAAACCTTACAGGTAGTGTAACAGTTACAGCAGGTGATACTATTACACAGGCAACATCAGGTGCAACTGGTATTGTAAAAGAGAGTGGTACAACATCAACTCTTAAATTAGTAAACACAATTACAGGAACGTTTAATACAACAGACACTCTTAGTAGTAGCGGAACAGGAAACTTAGGTGCAAGTAGTGTACCTACTATTGTTTCAACAGTAAACACAATTAATGATAACTACTTCTTAAAAACAGACAAAATAAGTCAGTTCTTAGTATTACAAGACGGTGGCACACCGAGTTTCACAAGTATAATTTCTAACAGTACACCAATTCAAGGTGCAACAAGTAAAGCAGTAGCAACTGTAACTAGCCATGTTGTTGGTGTTCTTAATGCTGTTGATGTAGCAACGTTACCAGGAGGCAGTGGATATACTACACCAGGTACATATGAAAATGTAAGCATACAAGGCGGAAGTGGTTCTGGTGCAAAAGCAAACATCATTGTTGGTGCAACTGGAGTAATTACTAGTTTTGATGTTACAGTAGGCGGGTCGTACTATACCGAGTCTGACAATGTTACAGTTAATGATGCAGATGTAGGAGGTCGTTCAGGTGGTAGTGCAATAAGCATTGGTGTAACTGACATACAAAATAGATTATATGTTGATCTAAATGCAGATACAGGATTACAATTTACAGCAAGTAATATAAACTTAGACTTTATAGTTGATGACAATCCTCCAACAGATACACTAGCACAGCAAGGACAGGCAATTAAAGCATTCGTAGCCACAAGTACAGGTAGTGGCGGAGATGTTGATGTTATTAATGATAAAATTGTTTTCCAATCAGCACACGGATTACAAAACGGAGATCCTTTGTATTATGATAGTAATGCAAATACACCTTTAGGCGGTCTTCTTAACAATACTACATACTATGCAAAAGTTCTTACAACTACAGAAATTGAACTGTTTGCAAATTACGGTTTAACAGCCGCTGGGAAAGTAGACATAACAGCATCAAGTAGCGGAACACATAACTTTAAAGTGTTCAATGTTAACCAATATGCTAATACTTTCTTCGTACCGATCCATGGGCTATCCACTGGTGATGCGATCAAGTTTGAATCATCATCTCCACCTACTGGAATCGACAGCGGCGACTTTTTCTTTGTTGGCTCTGTAACACTAAACAGTTTTACACTACACGAAGCAAGAGGTGCGGCACTAGACAGCGTTGGCGGGTTGACAGTATCGCCTGTTAACATAACTAGTCAAGGTGGTGCTGTAAACGGAACACTAACAGAACAAAATGTTATTATAGTAGACGATGTTAATACTAGTGGCGACTTAGAATCAAGTTGGAGTAGTTTAAGTACAACAACTATTGATGCAGGAAATATTATTAGTGGTGTAGTAGATACATCTAGACTTGCTAGTGGAAATGCAAATGACAAATCATTCTTAAGAGGAGACCAAACTTGGGCAACGGCTGTACAGTCTATTACAAATAGCACAGTAGGTGATCCAATAACCTTAACAAGTACTGATGTTAACGGCACTAACTTTTATAACAATGTAGACATTAAAATTGAAAAAGCAAGTTACACTAACCCGGCGGCACCAAGTGTAGGAACAGAAACATTAGGTATTGCTAGTTACCACTTTGATCACTTTGAAATTGACGCCAATGGACGAGTAACTACTAAAGCATCGGGCAACGGTGGTGTTATTGATGCTGATAAACTTGATAATCAAACAGGTGCTTATTACTTAAACCCAGTTAACTTATCAAGAGGAGTTCCAATACAACGAGGTGGAACAAACTTAATTAGTTATGCACAAGGTGATTTATTATATGCTGGTTCAGTACTAGGAGGCGCACCAGCAGACTATGACGAGACATTAACAAAATTAACTATTGGTAGTGCTAGAAATGTACTACAAGTTAAAGCAGACGGAACAGCACCTCAATGGACAAACGCCTTAAGTGTTTCAACTATTGAAACAAGTAGTAATGTAACTATTGGTGGTGACTTAACTGTTAATGGTACAACAACTACTGTTAATACAGAAACAATTAACCTTGCTGATAATATTATTTTACTTAATAGTAATCTTGCAGGTAACGTTGCACCAACACAAAATTCAGGTATTGAAATTGAAAGAGGTAATGCGGCCAATAAAACATTAATTTGGAACGAAACAGACGACAAGTGGACTGTTGGTTCTGAGACATTCGTTGCAGGAACACTTGAAGGAGACTTAGACTGGTCATACTTACAAAATGTAGTAGACCCTGTAATTACAGTAACACTAACAGGTGACGTAACGGGTACAGGCACAGCAACAATGACCGACTTAGGTAGTGCAACAGCAAGTTTTGCAACTACTATTGAAGCAAACAGTGTTGAACTTGGTACAGACACAAGTGGGCAATATGCAGAAACACTTACTGCAGGTGACGGCATAGCCGCTCTAACTGCTAATGCAACTGACGGAACAGCATATACTATATCACATGCTGACACATCACCTGATATAGCAAATGTAGATCTTGGTGCTGAAGAGTTTGTAAATGAAATTACCTTTGATGATTTTGGTCACGTTCTAACTGTAGGAAGTGCTACTGTTACAGCACCAAGCAATGCAGAAATTACAATATCAGCAGGCACCGACCTTTCAACAGGCGGAGCATTTACGCTTAATCAAGCCGACGCAGAAACAATTACAATTGACCACTCGGATATTACTAGATCCGATACAACGGCTAGTGATAGTTTATCATATGCAGGAACGTTTGATGTAATAGACAGCGTTACATCAAATGCTAGAGGCCATATAACAGCGGTCAATGTTAAAACACTTACAATGCCAAGTGCTGGTGCTAACGACAATACTACATATACAACAAGTGTAGTACAATCTACCACAGGTAATGACAGCAATCCAATAATACGTTTAACAGACAGTGATGGCACCGAAGATGATATTACAATTAGTGGTGGAGGCGATGTAAGTGTAACTAGAACAAGTGCATCAGCATTTAAAGTAGAGGCCACTTTCCCAACTGACGACGATACAACTTACGATTTAAGTTTAGTTGATAACCTATCAACTAATGACTCAGTTGATATTAAACTTAATCCTAGTAGCGGTACCGCAGACCTAGTAACAATTGAAGCAGGTACAAATATATCTATAGAGGTTGACGGCGACAATGCTAACGGATTTATAATTAGCTCAACTGATAATACAGTTGATGTAGATGATACTCCAGTAGATAATGCAACTGGATCAGCAATATCAAGTAATTGGGCGTTTGACAATGTTAAAACAGCAGTACCAGAAAATGCATTGTTTACAGATACTAATACGAACCAACTTACTACTTGGACCTTAAGAGACAGTGGTGATGATGATGTAACTATTGGTCAGAGTAAATTTGTTAAGTTTGTAACGGCTACAGGAGCATTAGGCACTAATACAGCAGGATCTGGAACAACCGCAGATCCTTACGTAGTAACACTTACATCTCCAAATGATAATACGGTAACGACTGTATCTTCTACTCCAACCGATGGAGCAACAACTACAGCAATTAGCTCAGGCTGGGCATTTGACAATGTTAAAACAGCAGTACCAGAAAATGCGTTATTTACTGATAACAATACAGAATATGATGTTGCAACAGATAGTACAGCAGGCCTTGTTAAAATAGGTGCTCAACCAAGTGCTTCTAATTATTATGCAATTGAATTAGACAGCAATGACAGAATGTATGTTAATGTACCTTGGACTGATACTGATAATAAATCATATACTAGTTTCATTGAAGGTAATCAAAGTTCTACTGCAGAGTGGAATTTAGTATTTGTTAATGGGTCATCAGCTAATACTTCTGCAGCACAATTAAAAGAATTAACTGTAGACGAACATAGTAGTGGTACTGGTGGATTAACTTATATACCTAGTTCAGCAACACTAAGGACAACTAAGTTTCAAGGTACAGCGACATCAGCAGAATATGCGGATTTGGCGGAGGTTTATTCAAGTGATATAAACTATAAGGCAGGCACTGTTGTAATGTTCGGCGGCGAGCAGGAAGTTACTACAGCAACAGGTTTAGCAACAACTAAAGTAGCAGGTGTTGTATCAACTGACCCTGCATATTTAATGAACTCAGAGGCAAAAGGTGTTGCTGTTGCACTTAAAGGACGAGTACCATGTTATGTAGTAGGACCAATTAAGAAAGGCGACCTACTAGTAACTAGTTCAATTCCGGGTGTTGCATGTAGAACTGAGTCGTGGGTAGGCGGCGCCGTTATTGGTAAGTCAATTGAAGACTGTCCAAAAGAGTTTGAAGTAAGATTAATAGAAATAGCAATAGGATCAATATAATGCCAGAAGTAGTAAGAAAAAATTTAGATGTTCATGAAGGGCATGCCTCAGATACACCTAACCCATTTCATCAAACTAGTTATAATGACGGATCACCTGACGTATTTACTAACAATGAATCAACTGTAAGAATAGGTGACACTACTATTTGTGGTGATGGTGCAGCCGCAGGATCGGCAACTGTGTTTGCAAATAACATAGCAGTACATAGAAAAACTGATGCTACTACAGGACACGGAAGTTGGGGAGCAAATGCGGCTAAAACTGGAAGTCCTGACGTTTTTGCTGATTCATAATAACCACATTTAAGACCCCTAAGACATAGATTATTTAAATACTGCGTAATTAAAACTTAATAGGAGACAATTATGTCAGAACAAACATTACACGAACAAATCGTTCAAGCATACAATTTATACATGGCAGAGCATTCTACATTCGAAGAAAAGAATGTAAAAGCGGCTGCTGCAAGAGCTCGTAAAGCATTAGGTGACATTGGTAAATTATCAAAATCACGTCGAGCTGAAATTCAAGAACGCAAGAACTCTATGTAATGAGCGGCCAGCGGCGTTGGCTCAGAACATGGGCACGAACTGTTGGTATGCCCATTGGCATTACAGACGACGATAAGCCAGAATTCCTTCCTATATCTCAATCGAGTGTAAAGAAGGCTCTGGCTTTTCGCACCTTTTGGATAGTGTTACATGTCGTAACCTGTTTTAGCATTATTGCCGGTAACGGCAGAAACTTAGGAATCTGGTAGAGTGGATCAAAGAATATACGAAATTTTAGACAAAGAGGTTGATAGGCAAGCAACCACAATAGAATTAATTGCAAGTGAAAACTTTGCAAGTGATGCTGTAAGAGACTTGTCAGGAAGCGTGTTTACTAACAAATACGCAGAAGGTTACCCAGGTAATAGATATTACAACGGTTGTGATCATATGGACGAAATTGAAACATTGGCCATAGAAGAACTAAAAAAGTTGTATGGCTGTGAATTTGCAAATGTACAACCGCATTGCGGAGCAAATGCTAACACCGCAGTTTATCAAGCATTTTTAAAGCCCGGTGATACAATACTAGGTATGGATCTAGCAAGTGGCGGTCATTTAAGTCACGGTAGTAAACCAAACATATCTGGTAAGATCTATAACGCACACACTTATGGTGTTGACGAAATAACAGGGTTATTAGACTATGGTGCTATAATGGCACAGGCTAAAGAAGTACAACCTAAAATGATTGTTGCTGGTGCAAGTGCATATCCAAGATCTATTGATTGGAGTTTATTCCGTGAGATTGCAGATAGCGTAGGAGCATTACTATTAGTTGATATGGCACACTATTCAGGACTTATTGCAGGTAATGCATATCCTAGTCCGTTACCATATGCAGACATAGTAACAAGTACAACACACAAGACTCTTAGAGGCCCACGTGGCGGTATTATACTATGGAATAACCCGGATTATACAAAACGAATTAATAGTGCAATATTTCCAGGAACACAAGGCGGACCGTTGATGCATATCATTGCCGCTAAAGCACAATGTTTTGCTGAAGCAAATACAGATGAGTTTAAAGAATATGCTCAACAAGTAGTACAGAATGCAAAGGCAATGTGTAGAGTGTTTTTACAAAATGGATTAGAAGTGCAAACTAACGGAACTGATAGTCACATTATTTTAATGGACTTGTCATCAAGTAAGTTTAGTGGTAGACAAGCAGCTGACTTGTTAGAAGAAAATGGTATTACTGTGAATAAAAACGGAGTTCCAAATGATCCTAGATCGTTTATTGAAACCAGTGGTATTAGAATAGGAACTGCAGCTGAAACTACACGAGGCCATGATGAAGCATGGTTTGTACACTTAGCACAACGAATATCAGACCTCTTAAAACAATAGGAAAGGAACACAATGCTGTGGGTAGATTACAATATTGAAAGTTTTCCGGACGGAAGTTTTACTGTAAAAGGAGAATGGCCCGGAGAAGTAATGGGTCGTCAAGTAAATGGCGATGAAAAAGACCATTGGTTATACAAGCCGGGTGATGTTTTTATAGTAGATGAAAACGGAATCTTACGTAAGTCGGATCAGTTATCTGCATTAATAACGAAATACGAAAAAAATAATGAAGTGTAAACAAGGCGACTTAGCCGTTATAAAATTTAGCATACGCCCAGAGAACATCGGGCGTATTGTTAAAGTAGCGGAACTTATAGGTCGCTATGAAGCCGGAACACAATTTGCATATAGAGGCATGCCCTGCCAAGCCGTTGTTACAGACACTTATTGGTGGATTGAAGCAGACGATCTAAGCATACAATTAGGACCATCGCCTCGTGCATACATTCCGGATACATGGTTAGAACCAATAAAACCAGAAGAAGAAAAAGCAGAAACAAAAGCTGAATTAGAATTCGAACTGTAGAAAGGATAGGCCATGAAGCCTAACAAAAATTTTAGTCTTGAAGTACGAGACATAGAGATTATTGAACAAGCATTAAGAGCTAAGGCAGGACGTAGAGGACTTGCTATTGCACAAGGCGAAACATCACCACAGCTCAAAGAAGAAATGCACGAAATACAAGAACTGCTAGGACGCATACATAATCAAAAGAATTGGTATACTCCAAAAGAATTTGTTCCGGGTGGTTGACAAACACCTAAAATGACTGTATAAATATAACTGTAACGTTGAAGCAAATCAAACGCTATACAGGACCCGGGGGCGGTACCCGGCGACTCCACCAAAAATACATTCTGCTTACTGTATAGCAGAAGCAACAGACTGATAAACTGGGAATGTATTTTTGATGGGGTCGAAATAGGATCGACTGGTAGTTAATAGATAAGTGGAGTTGCCCGGCGCAAGCACGGTTATCGCAAGAAAACAAATAGAAGCAAACGAAAACTTCGCATTAGCAGCCTAGGCTGTTACGAGGTAGTTAGACCTTGTTACCAAACATAGCAGGAAAGGTGTTGCAGAGATGTAACACCTTTTTCTTTTATCCTTCCACTCTTGCACAATAAGGGTGCATAAATGATAACTATTAATGTGAGCAACACAATCCCACCCCGCTCACTAATAAGAATAATAAAAGGAAACTAATCAATGCGTACAACCGTACTAGCAATCGTAGCCGCTCTGGCTACTACATCAGTAAGTGCAGCAGATCTAGGTATAGCCGGACTGTCACTTAACACAGAAGTAAAAGCATTTCACAAAGTAGATGCAGAAACTAATCACATTACAATAGAGCCAGAATTACGTTGGACACCTAATGCAGGTCCGTTATCAATGTATGGCGAAGTTCCATTAACAATGTATGAAACAAATCACGCATCAGGCGATGATTTTGCTGTAACAAACATTTGGGACGAAGGTCACAAGCCAACACTAGAACTTGGTGTTGATTATACTATCAATTCAAGTACAATGGCATATGCCGAAACAACATACGACTATAATAAAGACAAAGGTCGTGGTGAAATTGAAATCGGTGTAGCATTTAACTTCTAAGTAAAATACTGTAACTTAAAAGGTCGCTTTATGCGGCCTTTTTTTATGGCTAAATAATACGGGCATATAATTATTACAAAGCGAGGGCAAGTATGTACGAATATAAATGTAAAGTATTAAGAGTAGTCGATGGAGACACTGTTGATATAGATATTGATTTAGGGTTTGGAATGTGGATGCACAAAGAGCGTGTTCGTATAATGGGCATAGATACGCCTGAGTCAAGAACAAGAGATAAAGTAGAAAAAGCATTTGGATTAGCATCAAAAGCAAGACTAAAAGAAATGTTACCAATTGGATCAATTCAACATCTTAAAACAGAAATTGATAGAAGTGGCGAAGATAAAAGAGGAAAGTTTGGAAGAATCCTCGGAGACTTTATTATAGACGATAAGCGAGTTACTGAAGTACTTGTTGAAGAAGGATATGCTGTAGCATATTTTGGCGGATCAAAAGAAGAAGTTGAAATGAAGCACATGGCAAATAGAGAAAAACTTCTACGTGAAGGTAAAGTAACATTACCAAAGTCAAAAAAATCAAAAAAGTAAAATCACCAAAATAGATTGACATTCGTGTCTACCTGTGTTATAGTATTACTATAATATAGGCACGAGGTAGGCACAATGACAATGCATTTAGCAAGAGGACTTAGTACTATCAGTACTAAGAAGCGTAAGAAAAAACCTCTTACACAAAAAGATATCGAAAGGTATACTGTCGAATGGCGTAAACACAATAAAGCGATGCGTCGAAATCATAATCATGCACTACAATATGCAACTGTTGAAGATTACATTGCATATGTAAGGGGCGAGTATAAAGCACCTGAACGTAGTCGTGGCACATATACACCAGACACATCGTGGCATAGAGAACAACCAAAAATTCCTTCTGCAATGGAAGAAGCAATTAAGAATGGTACATTCAATAGAGGTTGTTCGGGCGGTACTAAAAAAGAATCACCTAAATATACAGGTGACCTTATTGTAGGTATTGCAACTATGCATAAATCAAATGCTGTTCCTGTTATGCGTGGCACTAAACAGGCAGAAGAAATCGCAAAGATGCGGAGGTAATAATGAGTAAAATCTTTAATTGGGTAGTTGGAACTTTTATTTTTACATTTGGAATTGTTGGGGCAACTATAGCATACCCTTCAACTTTCCAAGATCCAGTACCAGGCGAACTTTTTACAGAAAGAGACCAGCCTGAGTTATATTGTTTAGCAATGAATATCTATCATGAAGCAAGAGCAGACAACTTAGCAGGTCAGTATGCTGTTGCTGATGTAGTTTTGAATCGTGTAAAGGATACACGTTATCCGAATACTATTTGTGAAGTAGTAAAGGACGGAAAGTATAAGGAAAGTTGGAAAACAAAACAATATCCTGAACTGCTTGATAGCGAACGTAAGTATATTCCTATTAGAAATAAATGTCAATTTAGTTGGTGGTGTGATGGCAGAAGCGACACAGCATTTGATATTGATTCGTGGATGCGAGCTCAAGACATTGCTGAGAGATTAGTATATATAGGTTCTTATAGAGGTATCACTGAAGGTGCTACTCACTATCATGCAACGTATGTTTCACCTAGATGGGCGTCCGAACTTGATCAGATTGGTCGAATTGGATCACACATTTTTTATAGGTGGCACTAGGTTAACCAAAAGTGGTTGACTAATCTACTATACGATAGTATAGTATAACAATAAACTAATAGGCTAATGGAGGCTATAAAATGAAAGGCGTAATTCAAAAGGCAACACTAGTAGGTATGATAATTACCCTAGGTGCATGTTCATCAATGACAACCATTGATGTACGAGAAACTAAGGCAAATCCAAAATGGTACGCAGATTGCGAACAAATTGGCAAAGAAGGTTTTCTATTTTGGAGAGACAAGTATGCTTATGCATGTGGCATGGGCGAAAGCAAATACGAACAAGCAAGTGAATCACAAGCGTATGCATTTGCTGTAAAAGGTTTTGCTGAACGTATTAATGGCGTTGTAAACAGTTCAACAGTAGTTGACATCTCAGGCGATACTAGAAAGGATAGAACTCGAGTAGAGCATCTTGTTAAAGATACAACTATTAGAGAACATCTTGAAGTTAAAAAGTATTCATATGAACTTGCAAGTACAGGTAGAGTACATACCTATGTAAGAATCAAGATGCCACTAGAAACTTTTGATCAACTAATTGCTGAGGCCAATAATGCTCAAGTATCTTCTACTCAGTCTAATAGTAATTAGTAGTGCAGGGTGTTCAATCACCCCTGACTATTATGACTATCAAGCACCGTATTGTTACACTGATGAAACTACAAAAATAGTAGACGGTCAGACAGTTGACAGTGAAGTTCAACTGGAATGTACAGATCGTCCTGGTAAGCAAATGGAAATTGCTAGGGCAGGTATCGATACAAGTTGCGAAGAATTTTGGTATAATGAAACCCGTTGGGGTAAACTAACAAAAGTAAGAGGAGTAAGATGTGAGAAACTTGACGGCAGTTGGGAAATTCTTAACATTAACGGTACTGTTAGGTAGTTTAGGAGCCTGTTCTACAACTACACCCTATCAGCAAAGTAAAAGCATTTCACATAGTGCTGAAATGAATTATACAAATGGTGGCGTAGTTAGTACTGTTATTAACCTTAGTAAGTATCAGTGGTTTCGTTTAACTGACGAACAAAAGCGTAAACAAAGTGGTGCTGTACATGCCGCACTTGAAAGTGAATACGGTACAGTATACAACTGGTTTGAAAGTACGGCTAAAGGTAGTGTAAAAGCGGTACATGGATATCCTATGAGTAGTGGGTTTTGTAAAGTAATTTACAGCACTATTACAGTTAAAGGAAAGACACGTAACTTTGAAGAAACAGCGTGTCAAGACGTAGGACATAATGGCTGGAGGTTTATTGTTAGATAACACAACACTTTATTATGAGCCAAAATACCGATAAATACAACATAGAGATCTCCAGGAGAGGAAACATGCTGTTAGCGATTCTAACATTAATCACTGCTCTAAGTATTTCAGCGGTGGCAATATACTATTCAGTAGCAGGATTGGTTGCTATTTTCGCGGCCGCCGCACTTCCTATTATGATTATGGGCGGGGTACTAGAAGTTGGTAAACTAGTAACGGCTGTTTGGTTACACAAATATTGGAAGAAGGCTTCCTGGTGGCTTAAAGGTTATCTAAGTGTAGCCGTTTTTGTACTCATGCTTATAACAAGTATGGGTATTTTCGGCTTTTTAAGTAAAGCACATATTGAACAAACAAGTGCTGGCGAAGAAAGTGTTGCTCAAGTAGAACGCATTGATGATGAAATAACAAGATACATTAGTGTTATTGGTCGTGCTGAAAACAAAATTAGAGAACTAGAGTCAAGCACATTCAACAACGACTCACAAATACAAGAACAGATTGATAAAGAACAGACACGTATTGACACAGCATACGATCGTATTAATCCTGCAATTAAAGAACAGAATGATATAATTGCAAACGTAACACAGTTATTCCAAAACGAATTAGATAAAATTGATGCAGACCTAGAAACACTTCAAGGTTATGTAGACAATGGCGAAGTTAAAAAAGCACAACAAATGATTGGTGCTAGTGCAGATGGTATCTTTGGTAAAAAGACAGCAGAAAAGATTGGCGACTGGAAAGACGAAAAGAAAGAAGAACGTGCAGAATGGGTAGTAAAGATTCAAGAAGCCGCAAGTTCGCCTACAGTAATAGCGGCACGTGAAGAAATTAAAAGATTAAGAACTGTTGCAGAAGATAACATTAAACAGTCAAACGAACTTATTAATAGACTAAGAAGTAAACTAGGAACAGACGATGTTAATCTTGACGAGTTACTAGATGAACAGTTTGAAAGAGTTCGTACAGCAAACGCAGAAATTGAAGTCCTAACTGATGAAAAGTTTGAACTAGAAGCAGAATACAGAAAACTAGAAGCAGAAGTAGGACCTATCAAATACATTGCTGAGTTTGTATACGGTGAACAAGCAGACCGTAATATGTTAGAAGAAGCGGTACGTTGGGTTATTATTACAATTATATTTGTATTTGATCCACTTGCTGTACTATTGCTTATAGCAAGTCAGTATACATTTGAATGGGGCAGAAAACGTAAGCCCGCACTTGATAACGATGAATGGAAAGACTACGAACGAATGAGAGCAGAAGTAATATCGTCTAATGTTCCTCCATCGTTTGAGCCAGAAAAAGAACCAGAAGAGATTATAGGTGATACTGAGGATAAACTTCCTGAAGTAGAAGATCTAAAAGAAGTAGATCCAGAACCGAAAAAAAAAGATATAAAATTATCGGAAGAATCAGTAGAGGATCGTCAAAAGAAACTTGATGAACAAGATACACAAGATTGGGAAAATGCTAAACAAGCATGGAAAGACGAGAATCCTGCATTAACTTTAAAGATATATAAACAATTATATCTAGAAGGTAAGATAGACGAGTTACCGTGGGAAAAGCATTTTACTCCACAAAAGTTTATGATTAAAGATAACAACAAACAAATCAAACTGGAAACAGAACCACAACAAGAACAACCATCCGAGGGCCAAGGATATATACAAAACGAAGAACAAAACTCTTCAGACAGTAAATGGAAAAACATCAGGCCCAAAGATGAGTGATATAACATTAGTTACACCACCAGACAAATACTACACTAGCGAACCAAGTTTTCTTTTAGTGTATCCTAGTGAAGTTGTTAAAGAACAGTTTAACGACTTTGTTCAGCAATACAACATTCCATTTGTAGTTTACCTATACGAACAGAAAGAACCCAATCATGAACCAGAATGGCTTATGGATACCTTTCATGCCGCGGACTATGTTATTATAGATATTGATAACTGTGACCCAAAAGTAAGAGATTTTACATCATATTTTATTTCCAAAAACAAAACTTTTTGGTTGACAAACAGTGGTGAAAACATGTATAATGTATTATCAAAGAATAGATTATATAATTTAGACTTTTTAACTGAAACAATCGGAGGACAGTTTGAGAAGAAACAATAGAAAAAACGACAATAGTCAATCATTTGGAAATGGTTTAACTGTTGAAGTAAGAAACGGCGATTTTAATAAAGCACTAAGAATTTTCAAAAAGAAAGTTATGGAGGCTGGAATTATTCAAGAAGTCCGTGACAGACAAGAATACACAAAGCCTAGTGAAAAACGTGCAAAAGCAAAAGCGGCGGGCAGAGCTCGTTGGATGAAGAAACAACGTCAAATGGAAATGGACGGGAAATTACCTCCGTCACAGATTAAACGTAGGAAGTAGTCATGGCAATGCATACGGAACTATGGTTTCCGAGTGTTATCTGGAGCTCGATCATTCACGTAGTTAATAACGATGAACTTAAGAAGTTTGCGTATCAACGTAAGCAGACTGATAAAGGTAGGGTTATTAGTAACTACGGAGGCTGGCAAAGTAGCGATATAAGGCCAGGCGAGTCTGAGCAAATTGATCGTTTAGTAAAAACCCTCAACGAAGAAATGAAAACTTGTGCCACACAAGTTGGTTTAAAAGAATGTGAAATATATAACATTTGGATAAACATTAATCCCCCACACAGTTATAATCACTTACACAACCATATAGGTAGTGTATTAAGTGGAGTGTATTATGTTGATGCAGAGAATCAAGGTAATATACAATTTGAAAGAAATGATGGCGGCGAATATCATATCCCCTATGATATTGCACAAGAAACCTACTATACAAGTACAAGAGCAACATATGCCGCTAAGACTAATGCCTTGTACATTTTTCCTGGATGGCTTAAACACAGTGTTCAAGGAAACATTGGAACAACTGACAGAATCAGTGTTTCATTTAATTACGGCGAAAAAAAGTAAAAAGGTAGAATAATGCGAATTGAACAAGATATAAAACTTGACTACAAAGATGTTCTGATTAGACCTAAACGATCCACATTAGGTAGTCGCAAGGAAGTAAACTTAGATCGTAAATTTACATATAGGAATTATAATCCACCATTTCCGGATAACGCTTCCTCATATCATTATAGTGGTATTCCAATTATTGCAAGTAACATGGATGGTGTTGGTACAATGGAAATGGCAGATACACTTGCACAACAAAACATTCTAACTTGTCTTGTTAAAACATATAGTGAAGAAGAACTTGTAAATTACTTCAACGGTGATGTACTAGTTAATAACAACAGAGTAGAACGTACAGAGTATGTTGCTATGAGCATTGGCATTACAGATAATGATTATAGTAAGTTCAGAGAAGTATACGATCAAGTTAAAGATAATTTAAAGTATGTTTGTGTTGATGTAGCAAATGGCTATTCAGAAAGGTTTGCAACATTTGTAAGAGGGTTGCGTAATAATTATCCACATATTGTTATTATTGCAGGCAACGTAGTTACAGGAGAAATGACGGAGGAATTGATTCTTGCAGGAGCAGATATTGTTAAGGTTGGCATTGGTCCTGGTAGTGTTTGTACTACTCGGATACAAACTGGTGTGGGGTATCCGCAACTATCGGCGGTTATCGAATGTGCCGATGCAGCACATGGCCTCGGTGGTCATATTATCGCTGACGGCGGATGTACTTGCCCTGGCGATGTTGCCAAGGCTTTTGCCGGAGGCGCTGATTTTGTTATGCTGGGAGGTATGTTAGCAGGACACGATGAAGGCGGTGGTGAAGTAATTGTAAAGCAATTTGAAACAAACGAAATTATTCAAACACAGAAAAAAATTGTACAAGAAAAATTTGTACAGTTTTACGGAATGAGCTCAAATGCCGCAAACGAAAAACACTTTGGCGGATTAAAAGAATACCGTAGTAGCGAAGGACGAGAAGTATTGGTTCCTTATCGCGGCAAGGTAAAGCACACAGTACAAGACCTCTTAGGCGGTGTAAGAAGCACTTGTACGTATGCAGGCGCAATAGGACTTAAACAACTGAGTAAGTGTACTACATTTGTACGTTGCACTCAGCAGTTCAACGGGATTTACGCTAACAACGTAAATAGATAGTTGAAAGAAATAATTCTTTTAACTTACATAATAAGAAATCAATCTTGTTGTGCAATAAATTATAGGAGAAAATTACCTTGGAAAATATAAACTTGCTGTACAAGGGGCAAGAATACCTATTGTTTATTGCGTTCATTATGATGATTGCTGGCTTGATAAAAGAAAAGAATTTGTTTGCAGGTGCTTATGCCTACATTCAAAAAGTCTTTAAGTCAAAACGAGTAATTGTTGCACTAATGAGTGCATTTACAGGTATCCTCCCCGTATCTGGTCGAGTTACAATCTCGGCTGGAATGCTAGATACTATCGCTCCTCCGAAAGGAACAAAAGGACGAGAGAAATTTGGCATCATCGACTATTTGTCGACACACCACTACTATGTGTGGTCACCACTGGAAAAGACTATTCTTATTCCAATGGCCGCATTTAGCATCACATACGGTGCTGTAGTATATTCACTACTGCCACTGTTAATCGTATCTTTAGGATTAGTATTTGCGTATATTATTTTCTTTATCAAAGAAGACGATATTGAACTTAATATTCAAAAAACTCATTTTAAAGTCTCTAATGTTTTAAGAAATGTAGTACCTTTCTTATTTGCTATCGCACTAGCACTTAAACCAATTGCGGGCTTAGATCCGTGGTTAGTGTTTGGCGGTTTGTTATTCTATTACATGGTTTTAACTATGACATGGGATTACAAAAAGTTACTGAGCTATGTTGACTTTAGGTTAATTGCTTGGGTTGCTGTTATTATCATAATGGCTAACTTTGCAAGAGAATATACTGACGTTGTTAAAGCATACTTAGAAAACTCGGCGTTTGATATTAATACCACTCAGGGTTTCATTACTCTTAGTGCTATTGCATTTGGTTCAGCCTTTGCGTTTGGATCAAGCAGTAGGTTCGCGGCTATCACAACAATCTTATCATTAGTATACGGAGTTGAATACTTTGTATGGTTCTTTGCTTTAGATTATGCAGGATACTTAGTATCGCCTATGCATAAATGTATGGCAATTGGTAAGATGTACTTTGGTACACCGTGGCGTAAGTACGCCAGTGCTCTTGGTGTCTGGATGCTACTATTAGTAGGTGCAGGTGGAGCAACCTTAATTTTATAAAAATTACGGGAACTAGTGTTGGTAGCGTAGGTTCGCTACCAATTATTTTGACTAATTTTATTTTATAGGAGAAAAAAATGAAATTTATTATAACAGCATTTATGGCAAGCATTTTAATGTTCGCTGGCACAAGTAATGCAAGTGCAGATGATTTTGATTATACAGAAGTAAACACTTTTGTGTCTAAAGACAATTGGACCTTTGGTGTAAGAGAGTATGCTGATAAAGATGTTTCTCAGCGTATCTTAAGATATGATTTTGAAGGAAATCCATATCGTATAGAGTATAGAAAAATCGATCGTGCAGGCGTGGGAGAAGATTGGATTCGCTTTCAGGTCAAGCAGATTAAAAATGGAGCGTTCTTTTTCAACTCAAGATTTGAACATAGATCAAGAGAAGGTAGAGAAAACGTTATGCGTTATCGCCCACAGTTTGGTTTAGAAGCACAAGGACAGCCTAACTTATTGTTTGGTTCGCCGTTCTTAATCTTTGAACCACATGTACAATATACGTATGATGGTAGTAATTTAGATTACAGCCATTTACAAACGTTTATAGGTACAAAATACAAGTTTGGATCATTCTCAGTGTCGCCTTTTGTTGAAGTCGATTTTGACGATGATTTTAAGAAAGATACAGCATTCTTTGGGGTTGACTTTAAACTCAATCTATAATATACTTGTATTATAAATGATAAATAAATGTGTAGGGAGATTGATTCTCCTTACATATTTTTAAATAAACTGAAACGCCGAAAGGGTTTCAATAGTTAACTTGCTTATTAAAGGAGGAAACATTATGACAAGACTAACTACCTTAGACATCCCATCACTACACAGAGCTACTATCGGCTTCGATAGAATTTTCAACGAGCTAGAACGCCAGTTTGAAAATAGCCCTAATAAGAATGGGTATCCACCATACAACATTGCACAAATCAACGACGATGAGTATATGATCTCATTGGCTGTTGCTGGCTTTGGTATGGATAATCTTTCAATTGAGAAGGATAACAAACTTTTAACAATTGAAGGTACGGCTCCTAAAGGAGATGAAGACGTTAATTACCTACATAAAGGTATTGGCGGACGCAACTTCCGTAGGGAGTTTACACTTGCTGATCACGTAGAAGTAAAAAGTGCAGGCCTTGAACTAGGTATGCTAAACATTCATTTGGCACGTGAAGTTCCAGAAGAACTACAGCCTAAGAAAATTAAGATCAATGAAGGTCTTACTATTGAAGGCGAAACAGGCGAGTAAATTGTCTAGGGGGAGTGGGAAACCCTCCCCCACTTAACGGAGAAAGAAATGAGCGAAGAAGTAATTTTAGATGTAAAGATAGATGAGAAATTATCTAAACAAATATCTGAGCCACCAAAGTTTAAAGTAGTATTACTGAATGATGATGTTACGCCTATTGATTGGGTAATAAAAGTTTTAGTAGAAATATTTAGACATTCAAACGAGAATGCTGAAAAAATAACATTAACCATTCATACCGATGGTTCAGGCGTTGCTGGCATATATACTTATGAGATAGCAGAACAGAAAGCACTTGAAGCACAAGACCAAAGTAGAAGCCAAGGCTTTCCATTACAAATTAAACTAGAGAAAGAGTAAATATGAGCCTAAAAGATCTTACATGGGAACACCATAAAGACGCAGAAAGACAAGAATTTGTAAAAGTTATGATGAGTGGTAAGATCAATCCAGAATTATACGCAATCTACTTATGGAATCAACATAAGAAGTATGACCTGCTTGAAGCAATAGCAGGAGCAAATGGCGTATTAGACGACCTTCCAGGTATCAGACGTAAACAAGAAATTGAAAAAGATTTCTTTGAGTTGTGGACTAAAAAAGAAGAAGAGCCACCAATACTACCTAGTACAGAAAAATACATCGAACATATGCGTAGTATAATGGCTGACCCCGAAGCACTGATGGCACACATTTATACGTTACACATGGGCGACCTAAGTGGCGGACAAATGATTAAGAAACGTATTCCAGGCACGGGTAATATGTATAACTTTAAAGTTGACACACAAGAATTAAAAGAAGCCATACGTAATAAAATTCATGACGGCATGGCAGACGAAGCAAAGTTTTGTTTCGAAACAGCAACCAACTTATTTAAAGAACTAATGGAGTTAGACATTGAGCGTTATATGGAACCGGCTAATTGAATGCCAAGATGAAATTATAAGCATCTTTGACAGTCGAGCAAAAGAAATAGAAGAACCAGGGTTATCACATTTTAATCAACCAGAGAACGGGTGGATCAATCGTGTATGGGCAAATGATAGTGTTCGTAGAGCACACATTGATGTTGTAGATGCACGTGAGTCTAGAGGCTTATGGATGATGCATGTATGTTGTTTTCCAGTCCTTAACAATGATGCACCAATATACGGCTTTGATGTTATTGCAGGCAAAAACAAAATGACTGGAGCCTTTCATGACTTTAGTCCTAGCTCTAATCCAGACCATCCTATGATTGACGGATACAGAGAAAGTGTTGAAGAATTTATTCCTAGCAAACAAAGACAACTACCTGAATGGGCAACAAATATTTTTACAGATAAAATGCTTGCCGCAGGTAATGTTAAAACAGAAGAAGAAGCAGTTGCTATTATCGATATTGCTATTGCTAATCTTAATGCTTGGTTCGACGAAGTACCATTATCTGATGGAGACGGTAATTCTGATATAGTTGCAGCAAGTCAAAACTATTACTGTCATAACCAGCAACAAAATCCACATACGCCTAATGTTATGAAAACACTTGGTCTTGCAGAAGAAGATGTAGACAAGTTCTGCACAGACATGCTGTTTCCTAAAATAGTATAAATACTATTAATAATTTAGGAACAACTAATAATGCGTTATAGCGACTTTAAACTTATAGAATCAGTAAAATTATTTGAAACAGCAAACGCTGGACTAGAGGCTCAACATGCAATGCATGACATTGATGCTATTAGCAATGCTGTTGCTACTATGGACCCAACTGTTAAGTCTAACGTAGTAAGTAATTTAACAAGTCTTGCTCAAAAGGTTAGAGACTTTGTTACTAAGAATATTAAGAAAACTCCAGAACCGCAAACAGAAGCATTAGGTAGTGAAGATCAAGAAGCAGAATCTGCATTACAAAGATTAAAAACTGATATTGCTACTATCGAAGCAAGTGATATTGACGAAAACATAAAAGCATCTTTCTTAGCAAGTTTGAACGAAACATTAGACAAACTTACTAAAGCATCTGAAAATATAAAAACATCAAGAGACTCTGCACGTACTGAGCGTGACGAAGCAATTAACTTTGTTAAAGACGTAACAGGTGTATTAGTTACACTAGGTAACAAAGTACAAGGTTATACAGCAGACTTAGACACAAGTGATATGACAGCAAGAGATAGAGCTTCATATAAGAAAATGTCTATTAACGCAGATAAGTTTACTAAAACTCTAAAGCAGGCACTGTTTGGAAAAATACTTGATATGCAGGAAGAAAGTGATATTAAGGCTGAAGAGATTAAAGAGTTTTTACAAGCCTGTGTTGATGGTAAAGTAATTAACATGCTAAGACTTATTTCTGTAGACAGAGGTAATGTTAAAGATTTTGTAAACCCAAACTATCAAAAAGTATTTGACGTATTTGTAAAAGAAAACATCTTTAGTTATGCACCAGGTACAACATCAGGTGCTATTGGTCCAGGCGAAATGGCATTGTCAATGATGGGTAACCCTGCAGAAAAAGGCAAGAAGGGCGATCTAAAAATTGGCGATGAAGAAGTTGAAATTAAAGCAAGTGCAAAGACTGGTGGACGTTTCAATAGTAAGGCTATTGCAAAAGCAACTACAGGTTGGCAAACATGGTCAAACAAAATTAACGAAATTATGCAATCAGCACCAAAGGGTGCAACTATTCCAGTAATGCAAAAAGATGGAACATTCCAAAAAATTGATGCACAAAGTTACGATGGTAACCAATACAATGTTATTAAAGGCAAGGCCAAAAAAGGTAGCAAGTATAACTGGAACAAGAAAGGCTTCGACGCACTAAACAACGAAGTGTTAGAACCGTATGCAAATAAAAAACAAACTGCTGACTTGTTTATTTCAACAATTAAAGCTCTTGTACAAAACTACGAGAAACTAAGTCAAGAACAAGCAGGTAATTCACATCATAAACCATTTAAGCCAGCAGAACTAATTATTGATGCAATTAATAATGATGGTACTGTTGACATGAAGAAGATGAATGTTGCATATTCTAAAATTGCATATGCAAGTTATCACTTAGCAGACGGCATTACAACTGTTATGTTACTTAGAACAGATACATTAGACTACACTATCTTTAAAGATGCCGACGATTTAGTTGGACAAATGAATAACGAACGGGTTATTACTGGCGGCGGCTTCAATTGGAATGACGACCAGCAAACACCTACCCCTGGCTACACAGCCGCATAACTGTCAAAATAACAACACTTGCATCTGTCAAATTTTTGCAAGAGTGTTACTCGTTTACACATAATTATTATCACACCTCCCTAGATAAATACAACGAGAAGGATATATTATAGAATAAGAGTGTGAGGGCTCTAACTTCGGAGATTATTATGACAAAATATGGTTTAGGTGCTTTCCTTGTATTACTAACTTTTACTAATGCAGGGGCGACAGAGATTCTATGGGGTTTTAAGAATCCCGCTTTCCATTATGGTAACGGTTATTCAACCCATGTACTAAGTGTAGAGCAATTACAATATAATCGTAAAAAAGAAATTGCTGATTTTCAAAGATCAGAGGCACTAAGAATTGAAAGAGAACTTGAGAATACAACACTCAACAAGTTCTTAAAAAACTTAGAGTCAAGAATTTACGCACAGATATCAAAACAGATGGTAGACAGTATGTTTAGCTCATGTGATGATGCTGCGGCAGCCGCTGGAACTTGTTCACAAGCAACAACAGGAACAGCAACAATAGAAGGATCTACAATTACGTGGATCAGAGATCCATTAACAGGATCTATTACCCTTCAAATATTAAATGAAGATGGTACGTACACAGAAATTACAATTCCGGGATCAGGGGAGTTTGGATTTTAGATGATACGTTCACTTTCAATTATTGCTATGACATTGTTAGCAACTGGGTGTGCTATGTCACCCTCCATGGTAGATTATTCAAAAGAGTCCAGTTGGAAGCCAACTGTACAGACAGCTCCTTTAGTAAATGAACTAAGAGATGTACCTGAATTACAAGGCCCAGTAATAACAATAGCAGTTTATAACTTTTTAGATAAAACAGGTCAAAGAAAACCAGCAAGTAATATCGCTAATCTTTCTTCGGCAGTTTCTCAAGGCAGTGAAGTATGGGTAATAAAGGCATTACAAGAGGCAGGTAACGGCACGTGGTTTCAAGTTGTGGAGCGTGTAGGCCTAGACAATTTAGTTAAAGAGCGTCAACTGATTCGTTCCACAAGGGAACAGTATGAACGCACAAAAGAGAAAGGACCAACCCCTTTAAAACCTATGCTATTTGCAGGTTTACTTTTAGAGGGCGGCATTGTAGGTTATGATAGCAATGTTGCAGCAGGGGGTGTAGGAGCCAGATATTTAGGTATTGGAGCACAAACTGAATATCGAATAGACACAGTAACCGTGGTGATGAGAATTGTATCAGTAAGTACCGGCAAGGTTTTATTATCTGTCGCTACCGAAAAGGTCATCGCATCATCGCGATCCGGAGCGGACGTATTTAAGTTTTTAGATATGGGTACAAAAGCTGTCGAAGCAGAGAGTGGATACTCTGTAAATGAACCGGTCAATTATGCCGTGAGAGCAGCTATAGAAGCTGGCATAATTGAAATAATAAATCAAGGCGAAAAGGAAGGGCTTTGGAAGTTCAAGGAACAACGGGTAACTGGAACTGCATCAGAAGTAATAGACAACACTCAAGAAGGGGTTTCTATTTATTGTGAAGCAGAAGACAACTGTTACACCTCAGAAGAACTGGACAAGAAAGCACAATCTTTGGACCGATAAAGAGGGATGATTATGAAAAAGATATATACAGGACTTACAGTTCTATTATTATCTAGTTTTGTAAACTTTGCGTCCGCAAATGATATCTATATTGAGCAAGTAGGTGATACTTTAGATTTAGATATTGTTCAGGACGGTACAGGAAATAAAATTGGTGATGCAGTTACAGGCGTAGACCTGGATGGTGCATCCATGACATTTAGTATATCTCAAGTTGGAAATACCAACATCGTTGCAGCACTTATCAAAGGTGCCTCGTACACTGGTACGTGGGACGTAAATGGTAGTGGTAACGATATCGACTTCAAATGTTCTAGTACATCTGCAGGTAACTGTGAAGATGTAACAGCAACAATTGATATCGACGGTGACAACACTAACTTAGATTTATACATAGGTGAAAATGGTGATGCCGATGATACTAATGTTACGTTAGACATTGACGGAAATGGAAACATTCTAGCAATGGCTTTAGACGGAACAGACCTGGCGCTAAACTATACTATTGACAATAGTGCTAATAGTGGTGGAAGTTCAACACTAGCAAACACCTTTACGATTAATGTTGATGATTCAGGTTTAACTGGACACAATCAAACTATTAGTCTAATTGGTGGTGGTAATACAGTAGACATCACACAAAGTGGTACAGCTCAAGATCAAACAATAAATCTTGACTTACAAACTAGTGGCAGTGATATCGACATTACGCAGAGCGACTAAAGATGCAGTTTGCTAGGTATATCCTTACTGCACTACTTTGGTTACCAATTACAGCATATGCAAATATTGGACAAGTAGCTGATCAAAAGGGTAATGGTGCGATTGAAAGAGGTAGAGATCTAGTTGGTAGTGGCGTTGGCACTGAAATACAAAGTATGGATGCTGCTGTCACTACTAACGGAACTATGCGAATCGACTTTATTGACGATACTCGAGTAGATATCACACAACATAGTAAACTTATTATTGACGAATTTGTGTTTGATCCAGCAAATGATATCGGATCACTAAGTCTAAAAGCGTCATTAGGAACAGTAAGGTACGCATCTGGACAAATTGCAAAGAAGTATAAGCAAAATGTTAAGATTCGTACGCCAAGTGCAACAATCGGTGTACGTGGTACTGATTTCGTAATGGTTGTAGACGAAGTTGGCGGAAGTTTAATTACGCTTCTACCAAGTTGTGACTCTGCTGGAAACTGTTATACTGGAGAGATAACAGTGGAAACAGACGCAGGAATGGTTATTATGAATCAAGCATTCCAAGCAACGGCAACACAGACTTCTTCACAGCCTCCGACACCACCCAGACTGTTAGACTTACCAGAAGATATGATTGATGCTCTTTTAATTGTAAGAAAGAAAACACCGTGGGTTGAAGACGAGGAAGAATGGAAAAAGGCAAAGAAACAAACAGCAGATATTTTAGGTATTGATTATTTAGAGTTTGAAGGATTGGATGTTGAAGTATTTCAAAACCAAGAAGAAATATGGCACACTGAACTTGACGAAACAGACTTTATGTTAGGCGACTTATTAATAGATATTTTAGAACAACTTAATATTCAATTAGCAGAACTATTTAAAGATGAATTTGAAAAACAAAAAACAGACTTTAGCGGAGTTAAGTTAGGGTTTGATCCGACAACAGGGGTAAAAATTACAGACGTAGATCCATCATATCTATTTGAAAGATATGACAATGTAGGAACTAACAATGTATACCTAAAGTTGCATAAAGGAAGCGGAGGATATACTATCAATTTACAACAGGGCGATTTCGAATTAATAGATTATAGAATCGGAACTGGTCCTAATAGTATTGACATATATCAAAATAGCCAATGAAGATAACAGGAACACATTTAGGAATCTTAGTTATAGCATTATACTTTAGTGCCCAGGTGTGTTATGCAAATGAAATATACGTATCTCAAGTTGGTGACAATATTGACTTGACTATATCACAAGACGGTGAAGATAATTTAGTAAGTGGTATGAATGGCGGTACTAGTGATGCAATAATTAATGGCAATAATACTAGTACAACATACACACAAACAGGCGATCGTAATGCTGTAAAAGTTTATACGTATGCCGGTAATGGTACTAGTAACGCAACTCAAACAGGCAACGACAATACAGCAGTTTTAGATTGTCACGGTAATAATTGTGTAGTTAGTATTACACAAACAGGCGACGATAACTATGCTTCAGCTGAAGTTGGCAATGGTGGCGACTATGATCAAAGCATAACAATCACACAAGACGGTGATGATAACACAGCGATTGTTGAAGCAAATGGCGATGACAACACTATTGTTGTCGACCAAGACGGTAACAATCATATGGTATATGGGTACGGTAACACACCTATTACTGGTGATAGAAATACACTAACACTTACACAAAACGGATCACAATACGAACAAGCAGAAGTCAAAATTGTAGGCAATGACAACACAGTAGATGGTTATCAAGGTGGCGGAGGCGAAAGTAACTTTGGTAGACTAATACTAACTGGCGACGATAACAACGTAAAAATATGGCAAGGCAAGCAGATAGACGGTACTACTGACTCAACAGAAGGTGGCGACCACGACGCATTTGTAACTATTACAGGTGACGATAATATTTTCCATTCAGCACAAACAGATCAAGCCACACACTGCTGTTGGGCATCACACGAACTTACAGCAACCATAGATGGCGACTCTAATGAGGTAGAGTTATCACAACGTAAAAATGGTGCTCATACTATGAACATTGACATAGACGGAGACTATAACGATGTTGAAGCATATCAAAAAGGACAATCAAACACAGTAAGTCTTGACCTTGATCTAACAGGCAACAGTAACTTAGTTGATATACTACAACACGGTGGAGGAGGACATAGTGCAACTATTGATCTATCTAGTGCATATGGACCGGCATATAGTTATAGTTTAGAACAACATAGTACAAGCGATATGTCAATTTCAGTTACAAGTACATGCACCAATCCTAACGGGTGTGGTATTATAATTACCCAAAACTAAGAAAGAAACACAAATGGAGTATAGGTATAAAGAATATACTTTTTATCACGAATACGGAAAAGGAAAACTGTTTAAAGGTGATACTCTATTATTCAAAGGCAATGCCTGGTCTGGCATATTGCAATTCATTAATGTAACTAACAATGCTCCTGAGGTACAAGAAATGTTTAAAACTTATCTTGAACACAATAAAAAATATCAATCACAGTACATGGAAATAAATACAGTATGACGAAGTATATCACACACTGGTCAGTAGCATTTGTTACTGCCTTTATAATGATAATGTTACACTACGGTGATAGTACTGTAGTGCAAACAGCTCGGCTCAAGCAATTTGATTTACTTCAACAAACTGACGAGCCCCAACTCTCCCAAGATATTGTAGTAGTCACTATCGACGAACCAGCTATTGAAAAGTACGGTCAATGGCCTTGGAGGCGTGATCAGATTGCAGATATAATCTGGAAGCTGCGCGAGGCAGGTGCTGGTATTATTGTAATACCTATTATGTTTTCTGAACCTGATAGATTAGGTGGAGATAATATTTTATCCGAAGCACTTGTAAATAACGGAGTAGTAATTGCACAAACAGGAACTACCTCTGTTAATAAGAATCCTGTTCCTAGAGGCGTAGCCAAAATAGGAGATCCTTTACCATACATGTTTGAATGGCCGGGGATGTTAGGACCAATTCCATTGCTAGGTGAAGCGGCAGACGGTGTAGGTGTTTTAAACACAGCACCAGAAATAGACGGTGTAGTAAGACGTGTTCCGCTCATCATGCGTATCGGTGAAGATACGTATCCTGCTTTAGCAGTGGAAGTAATTAGGACAGCGACAGGAAATCCTAGTTACCAAGTAAAGGCGAATCAAGGCGGCATTGAAGCAGTACGTGTTCCGGGTTACCCGATTATCAAAACCGATCCTAATGCACAAATATGGTTACGTTGGAATAAACAGTTTGAAGAAATTAGTTTAGTTGACGAAGATCAATTTTGGGCTGTGGAAGGTAAGACAGTAATCCTTGGAATGACTGCAGAAGGAATTGGTGGACTTATTGCAAGTCCAACTGGACCGCAATATAATTACATACCAGCGGCAGTAACCTTACAAACAGTAATGGACGGAGATCAAATACAACGTCCATTCTGGGCACTCTTAGCAGAAATGATCACAACAGGAATCTTGGGCATAGCCCTTGTGCTAGTTGGACGTTTTGCACCTTATTGGTTAGTTGGTACAAAGATAGTTGCATTTAGTGGAGCGTTAGTGTATGGTGCATACTATGCATGGACAAACTACTTGTATCTACTTGACATAACTATGCCGCTGGCTACTGTAATACTTGTAGGCTTGCATTCTGTGTTTAATAGATTTGTAAGTGAATACCTACAAAAGCAAGAAATTAAAAAGCAATTTGCAGGATATGCATCACCTACTATTGTACGTATGTTACAGGAAAATCCTGCACTGATCAAAGACGGTATGAAGAAAGAAGTTAGTATATGTTTTAGTGACCTTAGAGGGTTTACCCCTTTAGGTGAAAGTTTTGGCGACGATGTCAAAGGCTTAACAAAAATAATGAATGGCTACATGGATGCTATTACACAGCCAGTACTAGACGCCGACGGTATGATTATTAAGTATATTGGTGATGCTAGTATGCATGTACACAATGCTCCAATTGATGATCCTAATCATCCTAAGAGTGCTGTACAATGTGGACTAGATATGTTAAAAGCAGTGGAGAAATTTAATGAAACATTACAACGAGATAACCGTCCTCCAGTGGGTATGGGTGCTGGCATTAATACTGGTTTGGGGTACCTTGGTGAAATGGGTAGCACAAGGAGACATTCGTATGACGTTCTTGGCGACTCAGTATCTACAGCAGCAAGGATTGAATCAAAGTGTAAGGAGTACGGGTGTACCTTACTAGTAGGAGACGCTACATATCAACGTACTAAGTCAGACTTCTTTTACTTAAAAATAGATGACTTAGCAGTAAAAGGAAAGACTGTTGGTATAACAATATGGACAGTGTTGGACAATAGACGTCCGGCTTGGCGTGTAGCACAACGTAAACACGAGGATATGCACAAAGCATATAAAGCTCAAGAGTTTGACAAAGCAATAGAGTTATGTAATACACTACACAATCACTTTGATGGCAAAATGTCTGGCTATTACGATATGTGGATAGAACGTTGCAAATTCCAAAAAACTCAAGACCTACCTAAAGATTGGAATGGAGTATTCATTGCCACAACAAAATGATTTTAGTAGTTTAAGTATTGAAGAAAAAGTAATTAATATTAAAAGAAGAATTAGTGAAATGCAACTAAGGCTACGATTGCAAAATACGTCGAAAAGTGCAAGGCCTGATCCAATGTTTGAACACGAAAGAACGTTGGACTTGAACGAGAAATACCAAGCAACTTCACACACGTCGACTTCCAAAAATCAATATGCCAGTGCGCCAAATGATCTAAAAGCGAAACTACTAAAGCACACTCAACAGAAGTAAAGTTTAAAGTTATTAAAAACGTAAGTAAACTATGCTGAGCATAGTGTATTTGACCGTTACCTAAGTATTTTGTTTTGTCAATATTCTTGTTAAATGTCTGAAGGAACAAGTCTGCAAAAGTATGCTTTATTACTAATAAAAATAATAAAACAACCTCGGGACTCATTTGACTGACTTCTTATTCTTTTTAGACTGAGAAATGGCGTCTTCGATTTCATCTAGATCAAGATCAAAACTTTTGCCAGTGAGCTTTTCATACTGTTCTTTAAATTCCAGTATCATATTAATCTTTTGATTAAGTCTAATCATATCGTTATCAAGCATACGTATACGATCAATTAGTGCAATTAGTGTACTGTTTGCTTCACCTAGTACAGGTTTAATTTCTGTTGTAACCCATTTCCATACGTAGTAGACAAAGTATCCAAGACCCATGGCTGCAATAATGGGAAAGCCGTATTGGTTTATTGCGTCAATTAAGTCTTGAGACATGCATTACTCCTATATTGCTAGACTAAGTCCTATTACTAGTCCAAATATTGCGCCAATCAAAAATAAAGGTGTTCCTATTGCAAAAACATCTCTATAAAAATCTTTTGCTTGGGCGTCTAGCCATGCCTGGGTTGTTGGATTTTGATTGTTGTAGAATTTATCCCACTTGGTCATTTAATCTCTCCTAGCGTCTTCTTTGCCTTCGTTAGCGGCTATACGTTCAACGTTAGGTTTTACGTTAAGTGCATAACTCATAAGAGCGTCGATCTTAACTAGATCATTGTTCATTGTTTGAACTCGATTGTTTAGAGCGGTAATCATACCTTTAAGTCCATTGACACTTCCAGTAACACTATCGAGAATAAATCTTAATGTAGTAAACACAAATAGTCCACTTGCTAATGCCCCAGCAATTGGAAAACCTACGTCTCCTACTATTTTTAAAAATTCCATTGTACTATATTAGTTCCTCACACTCTCGCTATAAGTATTTACCATTTTTACTTTCGTTTATAGGTTGACAATTATAAGTAATGATGCTATTATAACTGAACAATAGAAATTTAAGGAGTTTTTATGAAAGAAGGCGTACAAGTCCCAGCAGTTGATTTTAAATATAGAGTTAGAACTGACGGACAACCAATTACGTTTGTAAATACATCAAACGGTCAAGCAAATCCATTTGAATGGAAAACTGTTACATCATCAGAAATTTTTGATGGGAAAAGAGTTGTAGTATTTTCACTACCCGGTGCATTTACTCCAACATGTAGTACATACCAAGTACCAGGATTTGAAGAACTATATGATCAAATTCGTAACTTAGACGTAGACGAAATTTATGTTGTTAGTGTTAACGACACATTTGTTATGCGTAAGTGGATGATTGATCAAGACGTAAAGAATATTAAATTTATTCCAGACGGAGCAGGTGAGTTTACTCAAATGATGGGTATGCTTGTTTGTAAACCTGAGCAAGGCTTTGGTAATAGATCGTGGCGTTATGCAATGGTAGTTAAAAATGGCGTAGTAGAAAAGTTCTTTGAAGAGCCAGGACGTAACAATCATAGTGACGACAATGATCCATACGGTGAAACAGATCCGAAAAAAGTATTAGAGTATTTAAAGACTGTTGCCTAAATGAAAGTACATGAATTTTATGATTGGGGTAATCTAATTACACCAGATCAACGATTCGAAATGTGTAAAGATATTAGTAATCTTATTGCACAAGGAAAGTACTGGGACAATAGTCCTCCCTATCAGACTAACGTAAACATCTTTGGTGAGTCAGGAGAACACTGGACTAATTTAAAGATGAGTTTTATCTGGAGTTGTTTCGCTTACATGAAACAAGAAAGACAGATAAAGAGCGTTAAGAGTTGGGGATATAGAACTAATATAAAAACCCAAGAAAATCGTGATACGTATTGGCATCAGCATAATAGAGAAGGCTCTACTACAATAAGTGGAGTATACTATTTGCACCTACCAATAGCAGAAGAAAACGATTTAGAAACATCTGGTACAGAACTTGCACCTAATGGAATATCATCTGATACTTATTATGCTCCGTGGCGTAAAGGTAATTGGATGATATTTCCAGGCAAGACATGGCACCGTCCGGGCATACTAGCGTGTGACGAAGATAGATTTATTGTTGCCGCGGATATGGAGTTTTAATGGGTTATCCAACACAAGGTCACATAGCTAAAGACGTAGCAGAACTTAAGAAGCTCGTACAAGAGTGTGAATCTGAAATTGATAGAATTAAACAACTAGCCGTAAGAAACGGTGAATTAATTAGAGAAGTTTTAAAGAAATTGGAATCCTAATGGTTGACACAAGAGGTAAGATCAACTATAATAATTTTATATTATACGCGGCTGTAGCTCAGCTGGATAGAGCATTGGTCTACGAAACCAAGGGTCAGGAGTTCGAATCTCTTCAGCCGCGCCAAAGAGTCTTAAGGAGGACCTATTATGGCAAAACGTAGATTTAGAATTGATGCCGGTCGATATGGCGGCGAACTTGTAATTGGTAAAATTAATGCTGACTTTGTAGAACACATGCGTGACTATGATGAGTCAGATCTTATTGATACTATAACAGGGTATGAATGGGAAGATGAAGAAATGGGCGTTGCTGACGCACCTAAACCTAAGGATGAATTTTATGCTTGGTTTGAGTGCGATGACATCGAACATCTAAACAATGCATATGCTGACGGAGGCTTTGTAATTAACGAAGTTCCTGCAGATGGCTCAGATGATTTTAACTGGGACGAAAACGAAATCAATACAGATGGTTATCATTTGTATGGTAGAGAAGCATATCATGATGATGAACTTCCTGAACCAAGTGAGTACCTGTCAGAAGAGGACATTGAAAACATGTTCCCAGTACTTGTATTCCACAGTGGTGAGAAAGGTGGCTTTGCATCTTACTTTGTAGAAACAGATGGTGAGGACTTTGATCCTAAGAAACTTGCATTTAGTTCTGTTGAAACTAACGTTTCAGAAATTATTGAAAATGTATATTACGATAAAGTAGAACTAGAAGCAAACTATGATTACAACGATACAAATGGTAAAGGATACTATGCACAAGTAGGCTATATGAATCCTAAGTTTCGTGATGATCCTAATCAATACACAGATGAGTATCTAGAAGAAGAAGGATACTGGGAGTGTTACGAGGACCATTTGCTAGAGGAAGATGAATAAATATATGCATGGATACTAAAGAATTCGTGCCATATTCCTTTTCTAAGGATTTTATATTAGTTTGTTCAATAGGACTTAATATAGGATTCGTGGTAGGTTTACTTTTATTATAATTGGAGACAACATTAATGTCAGATAAAAACGTATATGAATTTAAAGCAGATGACATCTTTGAAGATATTAAAGATGATCCAAACAATGTGCTAATGAATATCCCTCCAGAGATATCTGAAAAGATGGGCTGGAAAGAAGGTGACGTTTTAGATATTAAACTCATGCATGACACCAAATCAATATCAATTAAGAAAATAGAAGATGCTGATGATTTGATTCCTAATTTGGAGAAAGATGTCTAAAGACGGATTACTAGAGTTAGAGGGTAAAATATTACAAGTTTTACCCAATCAAATTTACAAAGTTGAACTTGAAAACGGACACGTAATAACTTGTTATACAGGTGGTAGATTGCGTAAGAACAAGATCCGAATGATATTGAACGACAAAGTTAGGGTAGAAATGACCCCATACGATCTGTCCAAAGGACGAATTACCTTTAGATTATAAGTTGACATCAGTAGTATATGATGCTATAATATACATATAACCTAAAAAAGAAGGCGTGTATGTTTATTACAGTTACAGGTGGCAAACCTAATCAACGCAAGTATGTAGAAAGCATGGCAGAGTTTTGTGTTAAAACTTTAATGCCTCGTATGCGTACTCTTGAAATTACTGTAAAACTAAAGAAGCCCAAAGGCGCTATGGGTTATTGCCTAGAAGGTGATAGCAATAGAGAGTTTGAAATAGAACTTGATTGTACTCAAAAATTACGTCCTTTATTAGAAACACTTGCTCACGAGATGGTTCACGTTAAACAGTTTGCTCGTAGAGAGTTGCACCCTGCAACAGACACTTGGTATGGTAAAACATATAATCCTAAGAAAATCAGTTACTGGGACCTTCCATGGGAAATAGAAGCACACGGTAGAGAGTGTGGATTGTTTATCCGTTGGGCTGAACAAAAAGGTTTTGCCAAATATAAGTGGACACAGTTATAGTGGATATTGAAACTTATTACAATCATATTTGCAAAGAATGGAATGTTAATCCAACCACAGATGTGTACACAGGGTACGAACATGTACACGACAAACTAACATCTTATTCAAAAGAGCAATGGAGTTCTGCAGACGAAGCAGGCAAACAAAAGATAGAAGATGAAATATTTGATATCTATCGAAGTGTAAATGTTATCCCAATTACATACTTTAGTCTTGAAGGGTGTAAAAAAGAATTAAAAAAAATAAGTCTAAAACATCACAAAGTAGTAGATGATAAAATTGCTGTGGGTAATACAGCAGGGCAGAACTTTAGCAGGTTTTGGTTTCCTAATATGCAAGAAGCATACTCTAGAAATGATAAGATGGTTAGTATGCGAGCAAGGTTTTATGACGACAAAAGATTAAAAAGAGCTATCTCTTTTTGCTTTAAATACAGAGACGAGGGTAGTAATAGTGTACTACCTGCCAACATTAGAAGGGCGTTAGATCTAGTTAGCGGAGGAACTATTGCTAACTTTAAGCCTATGAATGCTAGAGCTGTATACGAATACATATGCCCTACCTTTATGGGTAACGTATTGGACTTTAGTTCAGGTTATGGCGGACGCATGTTAGGCGGGCTTACAAGCAATCTAAGATACCACTACACAGGCATTGACCCTAATACTAAAACGTATAACGGTCTTGTAGCATTGGGCGAACTTATGACTAGTTTAGGACTAGGTAGCGGATATGAAATGCACCATTTACCAAGTGAACAGTTTACACCCGAACCTGGATACTATGATGCCGCATTTAGTAGTCCACCGTACTTTAACTTAGAAACTTATACTGACGAGCCTACACAATGTATGAACAGTTGTTCTAATTTAGATCAGTGGTTTGAACACTATGTTACGCCTACTATACAAATGTTACACACAGCTCTTGCTAAAGACGGACTGTATGCTGTAAACATAGCAGACTACAAAGATGGTAAAGAAGAATTTAAAATTGTTGATCGCTGGAAAGAACTTAGCGAAAGTATAGGATTCAAGTATGTTAAGCAACTAGATATGTTGTTGAACGTCCGACCAGGTGTAGGCAATAATAAATTAGAAAATAGTTATAAGTCTGAAGGCATTTATATTTTCAAAAAGACTTGACACTTAGTAGACTAGGTGTTATATTAATAGAGTAGTCCAGTAATTCGTTACGCAACTACTTAAACTTAACGCCCCAGTATTTCGATACGCAGGCATATTTGGAGAAGAACATGAAAGTTAAACCTTATAATCGTCAGACTGAAATTAATAAGTTTCTGGCAAAATATAAAACACCATTCGAAATGAAAGACGATGCTATTGACACTCGTACAATGGCAGACAATTACGAAAACGGAATAATTCCACTACAAGATATTGCTGAAGCAATTGACGTAGTATTAGGTCCACAAAAGAAACCAAACAATCCTGATCCATTTGATCCTAAAGTAGGTATTGTAAAGTTTGGATATGTAGAGTGGACAGATTGCTACTTATGGCCTAGGTTCCAACGAGATGTAGCACCTAATCATTTATATAAAATTGAACTAGATTTTGAACATACATCTGTGTTACTGCCTACAGCAATTTTAGTTGACGGCATGTATATGCTTTGGGACGGACATCATACAGCACAGGAAATGAAACGTCAAAACTATACTAGTATTCCTATGTGGTATATTGATACCGCAATGATTACAGACGAAACTGTAGAAGAAGCAGGATTTACTGACAGAGTAGAATATGCTGTTTGGCTTGCTGGACAAAACATGATTCGTATTAATAGTCGTAACAAACGTAAGTTACATGCATATGACGAATTTATGATTTTGCTAGAAACTAAAGACGGTCCTACAACAGCAATGCATAATATTTTAAAAGCAACAGGATTTGTTCCGAAGCGTAATGCAAACACACCAAATGCATTTAGTCAGATTAAAAGTGGCCAGACAATTTTTGAAATGTCAGATGACTACGGAGTAAAAGGCAAATACTTCAAACGTGCATTAGCATTTCATAACAAGACTTGGAAAAAGGCTGCCGCAGAACTTGAAGTTTGGAGACCTATTGCATTATTGTATAAAATGGCAGAAGTAGAAAGTTTTGTTATTGATGAAGAATTTGATAAAGAACTAGGCAAACTGTTTATTCAAGAATGGGGAGATCCTGCATCAGTACAACTTGGTCTTAAGGAACAGTATGATAATGCTTTACATACTAAAGGGTTTACTAATCCAAGAGACCACGATCAATGGCGTGTGTACGATGCTATTGTAAACTTATATAATAGTAAAGTTGGTCGTATACAACTTCCACAAGCACAGTGTAGGTGGTAAAATGAAATTTCTATATTTAATGAAAGATCCGCTTGGTGCCAAGGCTTGTAAAATTGGTATTACAAGTGTAACAAAGGCAAAGGTAAGACTAGGTGTTTACCAAAACAGTTATAGTTCTGAAAGCCATATGGCAACTTTTGATTACTTGTGGTATGGTAAGAACAGTCCGATTGCTCGTTTAGAAGGTGTCCTAAAAGATACCTTCGGCTATGCTATTACAATGGAAGGTAGAGGTTTTTCAGAATGGATATCTGAGCCGCCAGTAGTTATCTTAGAAAAGATAAAAGAAACTATTGAAGACTATCATTTTCATGTATATGAAGCAGGCAAAAATCATAACATTTATACACTAGATGATGTAATAAATCAGTTGACAGTTACTGGAAAAGGTGCTATAATTAAACATAATTAGGCAAACAGATAGAGGCACACAATGTACGTAACAGCAAAACCAAGTTACTCTCGTAAGACTTTTACTCATAAGGATCGTGTCCCATTGCGAACAGTACCTACACAAGAAGCACTTGCCTATGCGTGTGCCGCACAGCGTATTAATGGTTCTTATGTTAAGGACACTAGACGCTTTTCAGAACAAGAAAACAAAACACAATTTAGTAACAAAGATATTGTAAAGTTTGCATATGCTAGTACTGACAATCACGCACCTGAAGATTACATAAAGCCTACACCTACTGAACAAGACTACGAAATGGTAGCAGAGATTCAAAAATGGATGCGCCGATATGTAATGCTAGGCTTAGGTGATCTTAATGAGTTCAAACGTGATATGGTTAATTGTGTATCACAAGATACTGTAGCATTTAATAATTTAGGTCGTATTGCATTTATACCTGAATTTGTAAATCGTGATAGACATGAAACAGGATTAACTAAAGATATCCGTGTTGAGTATCGTGACTCACAATACTTAGGTAATGAAAAAGATGTAGTTGAAGGTGTAATTAAAATCCTTGACAAGCGTTTTAGTAGTCAATGGGAGAGCTATAACTACACAGCAGTTATGGACGGCAACCTTGTTAGTTTTATGAACAAGTTTGAACATGAAATAGGTACGATGAAACGTATCAAAGCAAAAGTTAAGGCACAAACAAAAAATAAATTGTTTAGTGCAAACGAAACTAGACTTAATTACGTTAAACTCTATAAGGTGTAACATGATTCGGTTACAAGGTAAGTTGCCTTACTACTTGCATGTAGCATGTTCCGGCGGCGTCGACAGTATGGCTATTGTTGACTTTTTGTCAAACAATCATCATGCTAATATTTTGTTTTTTGATCACCAAACTGAAACTAGTAAAGACGCATATAGGTTTATTGCTCATTATGTAGGTGAAAAGAAAATGGGTATTATATATGGTAAGCCTCGCTATTCAAAAGAGAAGAGTCAAAGTTGGGAAGAGTATTGGCGCACCGAAAGATATCATTTCTTTCATAGTGTAGATGCACCTGTTGTAACAGCACATCATTTAGATGATTGTGTAGAAACTTGGTTATGGAGTAGTATGCATGGTAAAGGAAAAATTATTCCGTATAGTAATCGTAATGTTGTTCGTCCTTTTCGCCTTACCCGCAAACGGGATTTAGAACTTTGGTGCAATCTTAAAAATGTACCTTATATTGAAGATGAAACTAACAAAGATACTCGTTACATACGTAATTATGTTAGACATGAAATGATGCCACATGCACTTCGTGTAAATCCAGGCATTCACAAAACAATTTTTAAGAAGGTAAAACAAGATGAACATTCAACACCAATCACTGTTTGACATAGCACAGTTAGAAGAACACTATTCAAATAAAGACGGTGTACCAGTAAAGTATGTTTGTACTTCAGACTTGCGTGTAAGTGATATTCCTATGGATATTTTTTATAGAGAAACGCCACATCCTGAGTTTGGCAATTATTACTTTGGTGTGTACAAACATCCAGTAACTAAAGATATTTTCATTACAAACGCAGATGAGATAGAGTCACTTGAGTTTGGCATGATCGAACACGAAGGTAAGTACTATTACAGTCAGTCACATCACGATTACAAATCTATAGGTGGCAAAATGATTGATGGTGGAAGAGCGTATATTAAGAGTAGCGGCGGTGCTGTTACAATGCATATAAAAAATGGAAAGTTTTATATCAACAACATACAAGACTTGATAAGGAGCAAGGATCATGGCTGAACAAAAAATTACATTTGAAGAATCTCTTGAAGATGATGATTGGGGTTTGATTGTCAGTAATACTGGCGAACTTAAAGGATTATTCATTCCTGATGGCAAAGACGAAGATGACGTACCAGAGGCCATTGTAAAACTATGTGCTACATACTTTGGAGTGTCTGAAGAAGAATTTTATGAAGGACCGACGATACACTAATGACTCCGCAAGAAATTTTTGAATATAAGCAACGTTGGATGCCAGGCTACCCTGTAAGGCTACATAGTGACCTACGATCAAGAGGAAAGGACTGGTGTAAAAAATTAGATAAATGGGAATGGAATTTTAAGCAATATACTAATAACTATGAAGATACTTATTATTTCGAAAACATATATGCATCTCAAAATTTTGAGATGGAACATTCAAGGTGGGTGATACGTGACGATGCCGATTGAAAGAACATGGGCAATTAAGAATACTAAGCAATTCTTGCTCGACTTAATGGACCCTAAGAAAACACCACGAGTCCCAAAGGCAATAAGACTAGAAGCATATCGTTGCCTAAGACATTATCCAGGTGATTATTATATGGAACAAGCACAACAACTTGCTCCAGAAGTATTTGGGGAGCATAGTGGCTAAGAAAGCACCTAAGATAGGAGACAAAGTCGAACACACTTGCACGTTGAACGGAACGTTTCAAGGTGTTGTAATAGAAGTGTTGTCAACACAATTTATATACAAGACCGCAGATGGTCATGATAGATTTTGTTTGTTTAGAGAGATATGGAAAAAACTAGATGAAAGTTAGGATAGGACCTTACAGAAAGAATAGAGCGTTCAATATAGAAATTGAACCTTTTGATACATGGAGCATGGACCATACACTTGCTCCTATTATTTTACCTATGTTAATTCAACTACAAGAAACTAAACACGGTTCACCATTTGTAGATAACGATGATGTGCCAGAAGAACTTCGTATGCCTGATGGCTGGTACGAATCCGAGTACAACAAGAACGGTGAAACAGATGAAAAGTTTCACGAGCGTTGGGACTGGGTATTAAAAGAAATGATATATGCTTTCGATTGTAAAGCAAACAAGGATGAAATATATATGCGTTTTGATGTAAAAGATCGAGACGCAATGGACAAAGAACAAGAAAGAATATCTAACGGATTTAGATTATTCGGAAAGTATTATGAAAACCTCTGGGATTGATTTGGAAAATTTAGACAATACTACAACGCAAGACGAATACAATAAAGTCTCTTCTGAAAGTAGAGCTCGTAATCTTGCGATGGAATTATCTAAAGAGAAAAAACGTTTAAAGCGAGAGCTTGCAGAATTACAACAGGAAAACGAGGAACTTACTCCTACTACTCCAACTGGCACACCTGACTGGTATGTTAAATGGTTTAGCATGGTAGCGGCTGTTATAGGTGTGTTTTCTATTAGTGCAGGCTTTACAATGTTTGGACAAGTAGCATATGTACTCAGTAGTGGTGGTTGGGTATATGTAGGTATGGCCTGGGGTGATAGAGCAATCATGATAGGTAGTGCTATAAGCGGAACAGCAGTAATGATGAATATAGTAACGAGTTTAACATGAAAAAGTATTACATACTAGCAGGCATAGTTTACACCAGCATTGTAATATTCCTTACAACCACAATACACTATAGATTTGTACAGGAAGAAATCAAAGCACACTACCAAGAGGAATACTGTGAAGTTGTGAATACTTACACAGGCGAAGTGGGCGGAGAAGAATGGGAAGAACTGTTCCTCGTAATGGAAGAAATTGCAGAAGAACGAGACGAACTACAAGAGCAGATAGACGAGGGATTAGACGAGTTACTAAAAGAAGATGGCGGCAGTGATGCTGATGCATATATTAGTTTATTCTATAACTTGTCAGATCCTATTAATTGGTTATTTACATTTTTAATTGCTACATTTATAGCAAGTTTCTATCTAGTATTTTATAGTTGTAAACTTGCAATCGAAAGACACTTTAAAGGAAACAATAAAGATGACTGATATGTTTGAAGCAACAAATCCAGACGTTAAAATTATTGCAGAGTTAGCAAAAGAAACCGAAATTGCCGATCCGATAGATTGGGGCAACTTAAATATTAGTGAAGAACAAGCATACATTATGATGGCTAGTCATGCCGCTGAAATGGAAGTTGAGCCGTTGGTAATGAAATCATTAATAACAAAATTGTTGGTTGAAAACTTTGTTCTTAATGTTAAACTAATGCAAAGTAAAGGTTGACACGTAATACGTTTTACTATATAATAGTTTTAAATTAGGAGGATATATGTCTACTGTCTACGAAGATAGAGTTGAAATTTTATGCACAGACAACGGAAAAACCGTTGAAGCTGAAATAGATAACTTTAGAGAAAAACAATCGTTAAATGCATTTATTGCAGGTAACAAAATTCACATGGTATACAACGGTAAGGTGTATGTCGGAAATCAAATAGGATTAGAGTTTCAAACTACTGGTCCAAAGCAAATTGCAAAACTAAGAGGTAGATATGAAAGATAATATTGAAGTCATGGAAGGACCATATGCAAAGGCTTTGACAGAAGATGTCGAAGGTGTTCTTTATCGAGAAATTAAAACTGTACGTGTAAAAGATGGCATGCTAACTGAGTATGTTACAAAACGTAGTTATCATGAAAGTGGCGATTATAATGATACGTCATCAATTTCACCAATTATAAAGGTAGGATCATAATGCCGTTAGTACCTATGGTAGTAGAGCAAGAGTCACGTGGCGAACGTTCATATGACATTTATAGCCGATTACTTAAAGACCGTATTGTAATGCTTAATGGTCCTGTTGAAGATAATGTTGCTAACTTAGTTGTTGCTCAAATGTTATTTTTAGAAAGTGAAAATCCTGATAAGCCTATTAATTTTTATATTAATAGTCCGGGCGGTGTAATTACAAGTGGCATGAGCATTTATGACACTATGCAATATATTAAATCGCCTGTTCATACTATTGTAATGGGCCAAGCATGTTCAATGGGTTCATTCCTTGCTCAAGCAGGTGAAGCAGGCAAACGTAAGATGTTGCCATATGCTCGTCATATGATTCATCAGCCAAGCGGTGGTTCACGTGGTATGCAAAGTGATATTGAAATTCAATATCAAGAAATAACTAAAATGAAAACTATCCTTACTGAGTTGTATGTTAAACATAATTCAAAAGGTAAGACATACGAAGACTTTGAAAGAGACATGGATCGTGATACATTTATGTCTGCTCAAGAAGCACTTGACTATGGATTAGTTGATCAAATTGTGGAGAAAAAATAATGCCTATTCCGGAAAGAGTAACAGTACCAGAACCTAGAGACCCAAGCAAGAAACATTTTTATATAAGTCTTGTAAAAAGTGGGGTTAGAATTGTAGCAGGAATTGCTCTTTTTATGGGTGGCTATGCAGCCGCTGGTGTGTTGTTTATCGGAGCAGAACTTTTAGGTATTGCGGAGGAATTATAATGAGTGCAGCCGCTATGAGAGTTGACGAACTAAAAGAGTTTGTTGCTGAGAAAAAAGGTATTCCAACTGAGGAAGCACTAACTAAAATGTTACAAGAAAATGTTTTAGTAGTAACATTCAATAAACTTGATGGTGCTGAAAGAATAATGACTTGTACTAAGTCGTTCAAAGTTATTCCGGAAGAACATCAACCTAAAGACAGTAATTCAAAGCCTAAACTAGGTACTGTCACAGTTTGGGACACAAATGCCAAAGGTTGGCGTAGTTTCAAATACGAGCGTGTAACAAAAGTAGAAGGAATCATTTAACCCATTCGGAGAGTTGCCAGAGAGGTCGATCGGGGCTCCCTGCTAAGGAGTTGAACGCGTGAGCGTTCCGAGGGTTCGATTCCCTCACTCTCCGTCAATGACGTGTTGAGGTTGCTCCTCGACTAGTATAGGTTACCAAGTCCTATATGATGAGAAGTGATGTCGCAATCACAACAAAAGGGTCGATGCAAGTATGCCGGCATGTGTATGCCGTTAGCGTGACGGGGCCGAGCAGGAGGGAATCCTGTGTTGAGAACTCCCCATGCATACACATTAATTGCGGGTGTTGTGTAATGGTAAGACCTTAGGTTTCCAACCTAAAGATAGGAGTTCGATTCTCCTCACCCGCTCCAAACTTTAACGGCATTGGGTCGTAGCATAATGGTAAAGCAACGCTTTTTGGTAGAGAAGAGTATAGGTTAGAGTCCTATCGACCCAGCCATTAAAGTACAAACTAATAAGTACTCAGAGGTTACATTTATGAAGATTCGCCCATTACACGATCGAGTGATCGTACGTCGTGAGGAAGAAGAAAAGAAAACAGCAGGTGGAATTTTCCTACCTGGTACAGCACAAGAAAAACCTAACCAAGGAGAAGTAATTGCCGTCGGTAGTGGAAGGGTTTTAGAAAACGGAGAAGTTACTCCAGTTGATGTTAATATCGGTGACATTATTGTATTTGGTCAATTTGCCGGTAGTGACAAGATTGATGCAGACGGTGAAGAACTAATTATTCTTAGCGAAGGCGATATTAAAGCCGTAATTGAATAGAAAGGAGTTGCAAGGATGCAACAAAGCAAAGAAGAGCGTGATGCAATTATTGCCACTGTAGTAGCAGAAGTAAATGCAAACGTTAAAAAGTTAAATTCAGGTCCAATGGCTCATACATTAAAGCGTAGGGCCGCTTTAGAAAAGAAGGCAAGTAAGCGTCGATAAATAAATGACGCAATTATGCTCCCGTAGCTCAGCAGGCAGAGCAACTGATTTGTAATCAGTAGGTCGTTGGTTCGATTCCGACCGGGAGCTCCACTTTTTTCCGCAGTAGCTCAGTGGTAGAGCAGTTGACTGTTAATCAATTGGTCGTAGGTTCGACCCCTACCTGCGGAGCCATCTTTTTACTTGACACATCTATTATTAGGTGTTATGTTAGTATAGTAGAAACAAAGAAAGGACCCTAAGATGAGAGAATGGGTATACAACTGTTGGAATGTAGTAATGGATCACGAAAAGAATCCACTAAGTAATATTCCGGATTTTAGTACACGACATATGATTATGCAAGTATTAGCATGGATGTGGTGTATTATCTTTGCTATCATTGTAGGTAGTATGTGGGCAGGTATTTTTAGTATGGTGCTTCATGCATTATTGCTAGGTGCGATTGCAGTTACAGTAGCAACATTTGAAACTGCAAAACGTAAGCCACAATACTTTGGCGGCTTTGGTCGTGGACAAGGTGGCGAACACGAATAATGTTTTATGTAGTGAATATAAAGTCCGGAGGCATCATAGATGTCTATGACAGTTTAGGTGAAGCAAGTGAACTTGTTGATAAACACCCAGAATGGACGATCATGATAAAATACAATGATCGATCAAGACTTAGAAACAAATACGGAGATTGAACATGAGTAATCCAAACGAAGCAGGCGATACAAAAGGTGCCATTCTAGCATTTTTAATTATTGCTATAATGATGATTGGCACACCTGTTGCAATCGGAACCGCAATGGGTTGGTTCAATCTATTTGGTATACTAGGATTCTAAATTTAATATAGGCGAGTGGTGTTAACGGTAGCACATGGGTCTCCAAAACCTAAAGTCGCGGTTCGAATCCGTGCTCGTCTGCCATTTACCACTTTCTTGACTTTTAATTAAAAAGAAGTATAATTATATTATATGGGGCTGTAGCTCAGTTGGGAGAGCGACTGGTTTGCAACCAGTAGGTCGTAGGTTCGATCCCTATCAGCTCCACCATTTTAATTATGAAAGAATTAGTAGTTTTAGTAGGAGCACTTTTGTTAGCAAGAGTGTTACCTATATTAGATCCAAGTTACGCAAACTTTACCCCATTGTTTGCTGTAGCAATATTCTTTCCGTTAACACAAAGTAAACTATTATCTTATTCTGTACCGCTAGGAGTAATGTTTTTAACAGACTTATTCTTAGGATTTAGTGCAATAAATTTAGTAGTGTATTTTGTGTTAGCACTTATCATATCATTATCACGTAGCATTAACAATTATGTTTATACTAGTATTATTGGTATAGGACTGTGGCATGTTATTGTAAACTTCTTTGTGTGGTTATCAAATCCTAGTATGTCATTATTACAAACTTATGCAATGGCTATACCATTTGACTTTAAACTGTTACTAAGCACATTAGTATATGGTACAGCATTGTCATTACTATTACAAAGGAAACATGCTTACACTTAAAAAAGGAAGAATCAAGAAAGATTTAAAAAGATTACTTAGAATTGACAATATTATAACCATGGGCTTAATAGCACTACTGTTTTTTGGATTACGGGCCAATGCAGATGACCATTTAACATATCATGGACATACAGTTGACCCATTAGAAATTACAATATATGCATACCGTACAGCAAGTGATCACAGAGCAAAAACATACAGTTCAAATGTAATAGAAGCAGACGAACTAGACGATATAGAAGTATCTGGAGTTGACTTACAAACAACTGGACCTAAAGGACAACAAACAAGTTTGTTTATTAGAGGCACAAATAGCAATCATTCATTAATTGCTATTAACGGTATTAGCATTAAAGACCATAGTACAATTTCTGGAAATGACGATCTAGGACAAATAGGAATATTAGGTTTTGATCAAATTGAAATTATAAAAGGACCGGCTGGTTCATTATATGGACCTGATGCCATTGGAGGTGTAATTAACTTACAATCAGGTATTAATTATAATAATGAATTAAAGTATACACTAGGATCAAACAACTTAAAGAAACAAAATTTAAGTCTTGGTGAAAGTGTAGGTGCTCATCTTTTTAGCCTTGATGTTGAAAAAGAATCTAGTGATAGTATCAGTGTAGCAGAAGGTCCTGAAACTGATCCATATGTATTTCGTAACTACAACTTTGTATACGAAACATATTTAGATAATGGATACGTATTAACTGGAAATTTAATCGGTAGAAATAACGATAGCAATCTTGACGGAGGTGGTGTTGACGATCTTGACTATACAGGTAATTGGAAATTTAACAATAGACAAATAGCACTAAAGAATAAAACTACTGCGTTTGTTTATAATAATTCAGAACATAAAAGACAATACACAGACGACGGATTGGTTAGTAACTATAACAGTATTAGCGATACATTTTTAACACATAAAACATCTACAATAAACGAAATAGACTTTACATATGGACTAGAGTACGTAACTTCTAAAGCAGATTTCGAAGTTAATTTGCCATATTATACTTCATTAGTAAATGCAACACGTAATAATACAGGACTATTCTTTGGTAGTGATTATGTAATAGACGGTACTGTTGGGTCGTTTGGTGTAAGATACGACAATGCTAGTAACTTCAAAAACGAATGGACATATAGAGTTGGTATAGCAAGAGGCAACTATAGATTAAGTCATTCAACTGGATTTAAAACTCCTACCGTTTACGAAATGTATGGTATAGACAATTATGGATTTGAAGGCAACCCAAACTTATTTTCTGAAACTAGTAAGTCTTATGAAATTGGATATAATGACGGAGCATTAGATGTTGCGGTGTTTACTACTTCAGTTAAAGATACATTGACATACGAAGGTTCAACATATAACAATAAAGGTACAAGTAGACACAATGGTGTAGAAATACAATATACAAATACATTTGGTCCAGTAACTCTAGTAAACGGTTATACATTATTGTTTACAGAAGATACAAACGGACAGGATCTTTTGCGTCGACCAAAACATAGTTACAACGGTAATATATATTATGATGTTGACAGTACTACTAGACTAAAACTTAATGCAAGGTATGACGGAAAGTATGACGATATTCACAGTTCGACTTGGCAAAGAACAGAAATGCCGTCAGTATCACTTTTTGATGTGTCATACCAAAAATATGTGGACAACATTTTATTTGAAATAAAGGTTGACAACGTAACTAATAAGCGTTATAATAAACCACATGGATACAAGCAGACCGGTAGAACATACCTTGCTAGTATTGCATATAAGTTTTAACAATGGCCCGTTCGTCTAGTGGTTAGGACACATGGTTTTCATCCATGCAACAGGAGTTCGATTCTCCTACGGGCTACCATTTTACGGTCTGGTAGTTAAACGGTTATAATTCCGCCCTGTCACGGCGGCGTTCGGGGTTCGATTCCCCGTCAGACCGCCATTAGTGGTTGACATTTAATCTATTAGAGGTTATAATGTATATAACAATTAGGCAAATACAAAGAGGCAACATATGCGAACACAACCACAAGATATAATTGCAAGGCTAGAAGCTGACAATAGTAAGCTCGCCAAACAAGCAATCTTAAAAGAAGCACTTGAAGAAGGTGTACCAGAGTTTTTCGAAGGTATTACAATGGCACTTGATGCTCTTGTTACTTTTGGCGTTAAGCAAGTACCTGAGCGTTCAGATGTACTAACCGGACAAGGTCTTTCATGGCCAGTGTTCAAAGAGCTTGCTGATAAACTTGCCAATCGTGAACTAACAGGACATGCGGCACGTGATGCTATCGAACTTGCAATGGGTGTTGCTACTACAG